TCACCTTACCCAAATGCTTGGTAATCCTGAGCCTATGGATATGGGACCAATTGATCTTTGGGCTATGACCCAAAAGGTAGAAATGCCTTTGTATCAAATGGCTTCTTTTGGTGGAAAGAATACTATCATGGTGGATAACGCTAGAGGTGAGTACAAGTGGCAAACTCCTATTGCACAAGATCTTCCCTACATTGTAGCGGATATTGAACCAGGTAACGCAAACAAAGGTGTAGATGGTACAACATTTAAGATCAAAGTTAACAAAAGAACTTTTGGACATGGTGACATTATTACTTATGACAAGTATAATGGACTTGAACTTTACATCACAGCTGATGATATTATCCCAGCAGGTGACGGTTTTGTTTATACTGTTCAATTAGTTAACAACAACAACTCGGCTATCTTGGATAACAAGTATTTAGCTAAAGGTACTAAATTCTTCAGAAAAGGTTCTGCAAGAGGCGAGTACGGTGAAAGATTCTCTGATATTGAAACAGGTTCTGGTTTCCGTGAATTCTACAACTTTGTAGGAGGTGCAGAAGCTCACGTACACTATTCAATTTCTTCAAGAGCAGACTTAATGATCAAAGGCGGATTAAACGCTGATGGTACAGTGCCTGTAACTGAAATCTGGAGAAACTTTAACACAGACGCTAACAATCCATCTGTACCTAGTATTGAAGGATTAGTTGCAAACATGGGTAAAGCTGGTGCAAGAGAAGCATTTGAAAATGGAACTCTTACACGTACTTTCATTACAAATATGGAAGCTGCACATTTATCTAAAATTGCAACAGATATTGAAACTTACCTAATGTGGGGTAAAGGTGGTAGAATTAAGCAAGATGGACCAGATGATATTAGATTATCTGTAGGTTTATGGGCACAGTTAGATAACTCTTTCAAAAGAGTATATAACAAGTCTTCATTTACTCTTGACATGTTTAAGTCTGAGCTTTACAACTTCTACCAAGGTAAAGTTGAATTTAAAGGACCGGACCCACAAAGATCACTTGTTGTACAAACAGGTATTGGTGGTATGCAATTAATCAACAAAGCAATTGCTGATGAAGTGTATGGTTCTGGTTTAGTTCAAAATGCATCTGACATAGGAGCTGTTAAAGGTTCTGGTATGGATTTAGATTATGGTTTTGCTTACACAAGCTTTACTATTCCTTTCTTAGCTAACGTTAAGTTTGTATTGAATCCAGCATTTGATAACTTAAATACAAATGACATTGAGAATCCATTAATTGATGGTAGACCTCTAAGTTCATTTAGCTTTATTATCTTTGATGTAACTGATGAAGGAAATGACAACATTCACTTGTTGAAACTTTCTTGGGATAATCAACTTAAGTGGTTCTACCAAAATGGTACTATGGACTACATGGGAAGAACTCAAGGATTTGCTTCTACTGGTCAGTTCAATGGATATAGAGTTTATATGACTCAGACCATGCCAGCTATATGGGTTAAGGATCCAACTAAAGTTCTTAAAATTGTAATGAGAAACCCTGTAACAGGAGGATCATTCTAAGAACTATTTAATTAAAAGGGGAGGTGGTTTATGCCTCCTCCCTTTTTTTATTTTTTAACTAATAAATATGGCAATCATGGCAGCACCAAAACAAATAACTAAGTTGAAGCAACAATTTGAGAGCCCTGCTTATGAAGGTGTATCAAGAGCAGAAACAGGAAACGCAAGACTACTGCATGTAAATGAAGTAATTTCTTGGGTACGTGATGTAGCTGTTTCAAGTTCTTATTTAGATAATGCTGCAGCAATTGCAGCTGGTTTAAAAACAGGAGATATATATCATACAGAAGGCATATTAAAAATTGTTATTCCAGTAGTTGAGCAACAATAAAGTCAAAAACTTTAGCAAGGGTAAAACCTTGCTTTAGAAATATTAGTAATAATAGATGCGTATACTACAGTATACAATTTGACTAGAGTAATAATTATTAATTTTTAAAAAAACCAAAATGGAAGATTACACAATTGTTGAAAAGTATCAACAAACAAAAAAAAGTAGCACTATTGCTATAAGACCTTATTTTAATCCAAACAAGGAAAATATGGGTTTAGAACAATATGGATTAGCATTACATGATGGAGTATTTCATCAAGAGTCTTTAGCATGTTTAGAAATGAATGGTGTAAAAAGATATGTTACAGGATTAAATGAGTTTGCTCCTGAAGTAAAAATGCTACCTCCAAAAGAAAAGAAAAAGAAAATTGCTGAAATCAGAAAAGTTGTTTCTGAACTAGAAGCAGAATTAGCGGCTAATTTAGTTGATCCAGATGATAAAGAATTTTGGAATAAACTTACTATAATGAAACCTGATAATTCTAAATTTTGGGATAAGATACAATTAAGATGTGGAAATGATCCAGTATTTTTAGATGCTGAGGTAGATCCATATGACAGAATAAAATTACATGCAATAAAAGCAGGAGGATTTTCTATTGTTGCTGCGTCATTAAAAGAAGCAAAAAGAGCACAAAATAATCCTAAATTTTATTTAGATACTGTTGAAGAAACTCTTACAACAAGAACTGAATTAACAAAATTAAAAAATAAAGCGTTATCAGCATTACAAAGTTTATATGACACAAACCCTACAAAGTTAATGTATGTGGCTAAAGTAACTGATGTAGATAGTGTGCAGTATACTAAGAACACTCCTAATGATATTATGTATGAAAATATGGATACATATATAAACGGTAATGGTGGAGAGTCAAATAAGAAAAGAGCTGCAAGTCAATTCTTAGAAGTTTCAAAATTAGGAATGGAAGAATTAAAAATTAGAGCATTAATTAAAGACGGTCTGTATTACAGATTCATAACAACAAAAGCAGGTGGTTGGATTGAACCTATTGATAGTGGTATTAGAATGGGTAAAAGACCAGCAGAAGTGCTTGAGTTCTTAATGAAACCTGATAATGAAGAACAGCTTCTTTCATTGATGGAAAAAGTAGAACCATATTGGAACTCATAAATATTATTACTAATGGAAAATAGTACACTCTTAATTAAATTAAAACAAAGGCTAAATAAGCTTGATAGTCAAGACTATGATAATATAGAATGTTGGCAATTTGTTGAGGCTTTTAATAAAGCACAGATAGAGTGGTGTAGAAGAAATCTTCATGGAGGTAACATGTATAAGGAAGGTGATGAACTATCTAAAAAAAGAATAGATGATTTACAGCCTTTACTTAGAGAGTTATCTCTTACTGGAGCTGAGACAAATGATTATTTTGAATCAAACAATTTTCCAATAGATACATATTTAGAATTTAAAAAAGTAACCACTCAAGCAAAAGATGATTGTTGTACACCTAGGTCAATGACAGTTTATTTAGCAGAAGAAGCTAATGTATCATTGTTATTAAGGGATCCTTTAAAAAATCCAGACTTTGACTGGGGAGAAACATTTTGTACAATGCTGGGAAATACAATAAGAATATATAGGAATAGCAGTTTTAACATTGTTAATCCTATATTGACTTATTATGAAAAACCTGTGCTTATTCAGGTAGAGGGTTGTATTGATCCTTATACCGGTATATTGAGTACTACAAATGTAAACTGTCAATTTAAAGATGATCTTGTTGAAGTAATTTTAGATGATACAGCTGCATTGATTGCAGGAGATATAGAAAATATGTTTCAACAACAAAGAGGTACTCAAGCTGCAGAAAGAAATAATTAATATATGATTTTAAACAAAAAATGTGTATATTATTATAGTAACAAGGAAGTTACGGACAGAGTAAACTGGTAAAATCATTTATTTATAACCAGTGAGGGTAATGGTCCTCACACAAAATTAATAATTATGGCTTATTTTAATCATGCGTTTAACAAGACGTTTATTGCAGATAGCACGCTAGATACAGCGGGTACTGCAACAAGTGCTCTTACTGCTGGTCAAGTAGCTTTAGTAAGTGATGCAACTTGGGCATCAGTAGCATTACCAGGAGCACCTGCAAAGGGAGCACTTGGCTACGTAGTTCAAGGTTCATTCTACTCTAAAGATACTATTGGAAACAATCCAGGTCACGGAGGGTACAAAGAATCTGTAAAATCTAAAGGGATTAACCCAAGATATATTACAAGATTATGGGATGCAACATGTCAATCAGCTGTACAAGCTACAGCAAGCTTATCTTTAGCTTCTGATTGTGCACCATGTGGTAAAACACAATTTCTAAGAATTGATGTAAAAGGTTCACCAGCATTAAGATTCTTAAATCACAATGCATATGCAATTGCTGATTCAGCAAACATTTGCTGTGTAGATGGACAAGAGTACATTGATCCAGTATTAGTATTAGCAACTATGGCAAAAATGGCTCTAGCTGATCCATTAATTAAGCCTTTTGTAGCTGAAGCTAGTGGTGGTGGTATTGTTGCTACAGTAGCAGGTGTTTCTACAACATACACTATTGAACAAGCATTAGACGGAACTTACGTACCTTCAACTGATCCAGTTGCTGATCAAGTAAGTGCTGCTGCTAACTTTGTTGGTGCTTATGTAGACACTGTATTTGGTAACTGTTCTTTTGATACAAGAGATCACTTTAATGCTGAGCCTGTAGAAATTATTGTTTCTCAATTAGATGAAACAGGTGAAGTATGTAATGACTGTGGAGTTGCTTCAAGAACTCCTGGTATGATGCAACAAACTCAAGGTGAAGAAGTAATTAGAGATTTAATTATGTCTGAAAGATACCGTCAGTCTCCTTACAATCAAGGAAATGCTGATAGTGCAAGATTCAGAGAAATTGAAATGTCTGATGAATTACTATCTGCTGTTGACAGAAGTGCAACTTACAAAGCATATTATATTCAGCATTCTGTGCCAAGATTCAACAATCCATCTGGAGTGTTTGATAATGATCAGTATGTATATAAGATTTTTGTAAAATGTTCTGATGCAGGTGCTCAAGCAGAAGTTGAAAAACTTATGACTGCTTTAGCAACATGGGCAGATTCAGCTGGTAATTTTGTTCCTTATGAGCAAGATATAGACGCAGTATAATCTGAGAACTCTATTTTAAATATTAGGGCAGGGGAGAAATCTCCTGCTCTTTTTATTTTATATTGTCTGTAATTTTTTGTATATTATCTATATAGTGTAATAAAGTACTAAAAAATGGCAAGCAAACATATATTAAGTTTAGAAATACCCACAGTATCTAACTGTGATTTATTGTGTATTAAAGATACAAGTCAATACAGTTCAGAACTTGCTGTAGATTGTGAAGAATTATTAATCACTCTTCCAGGTTTTTCTGTACCAGTACTTATAAAAGTTGACAAAGATTTTGATATGTGTCTTACAGCTTGTACACTGGCAATACAAAAATCAGACTGTGGTACAACACAGGAAAAAATTCCAGATGGTGTTTATATTATTAAATATAGTGTATCACCAAACTCTAAAGTATATGTAGAATACAATCATCTTAGAGTAACTAGATTACTTACTACTTATTATGAAGTACTATGTGATTTAGAAGTGCAAGCATGCCAACCAGATTCAGAAAAACAATCATTGTTAGCAGAAATGAGTTATATAAGAACAGTAATTGATGCGGCTGTTGCTAATGTAGAATATTGTCAATCTGCAGCACATGGAATGCAATTATATAATTATGCTAAAAATAGACTAAATAAAATAGCTTGTCCATCAGGAAACTGCGGATCAAGTTCTCAATATTTAATTTAAAACCAAAAAAAAAATGGCAAATTGTGCACACTGTAATAAGCAATTTACTTGCGGATGTCAAAAAGCTTCATTAGGTAATGGAGTAATAGTATGCAAGCAATGTAAAGCAAAAGTTGATGCTGATGTTTCTACATCAAGTAATTTGAATAGAGAATTAGCTAGACAGCAGATACAAGATTTAAGAAATAAATAACATGGGTAAAGCAATAAGATCATTCTCTAATAGTGAAAAGGCAAAAGAACTTGCATTACTTAAAAGAATAAAAGTTGAACAAACTTTTGCTAAACAAGTATATGCAAATTTTCAGTCTATTAGATTTGGAATAGATGCTTGTTGTTATACTGATATGGAATTAGCAGTATTAAGAAAAGATTTATGTGATTGGCAGAATTCAGCTAGTAATAAAGTTATAGCAGCAACAGAAACACCAGGTGTATTTGTTGAACCATTAGCAGAAATAAATTTAAAGGCCAGCATGAGTTGTCCTGAAACACCAAGTAGTGTTTGTACAGTTCTTGATTTAGAAGGTGTAGTAGCAGACCAAGGTACATATACGGAATGTTTTGAAGTAGCTTCATCTGTTTGGACTGTTACACATAATTTAGGAGAGTATCCTTCTGTTACAGTAATAGATAGTGGAAATACAGTAGTAGTAGGTAATGTAGAATATATAAGTTCACAACAATTAAGAATAACATTTGCAGCCTCTTTTTCAGGGTGCGTCTTTTTAAATTAAATAACTAAAATAAATAACAAATAAATAAAACAAAATGGCAGTACAATTTTTAACAGGACTAGATGTCCAAGGAAATTTAAACCTGAATAATAACCAAATACAAAATGTTATTATTCAGCCTCTTGGCGCTGACCCGTCAGGAATTGCAGGTAAAATCTATTATAACTCTAGTACAAATAAACTAAAATTATATGATGGTTCTGCTTGGGTAGATATAACAACAGGTACAGATGGTAACACAACTTATGACTTAACAGCAACAGGATCTGGTAACGGAACAGCAACATTAAATTTAGTTGCTTCAAATCCAGCTAGTACTGATTCAATAGTATATACAGGTTCTGGTACAACTACAGTAACACGTGCCGGTTCTACATTCACTATTAATTCAGCTGATCAATACGTTGGTACAGTAACAGATGTAAGTGAAGGTAAAGGAATTAGTATTACAGGTACGTCAACTGTAAACCCAACTGTAAATATTGATTATAACGGTGTAGATAATGCAATCTTAACAGCTGGTGATTCAGTTATTAAATCAGAAGATTATCTATGGTTTTCAGCTGCAGACGATAATAATATCTACAAGACCCCTCTTAATAAAATGCCAGGTTTTGGTAAAGATGGTACAGTTACTTCTGTAGGATCTGGAGCAGGTTTAACAGGTGGTGCAATTACTGCAGCAGGAACACTAGCAGTAGATTATGCAGGAACAGATAACGTTGTATTAGCAGCTGCTGATGGAACAGCTGTTACTTTACTTGCGGATGATAAAGTTTTATTTTCTGATGATTCAGATAGCAATGCTAAATTTGCAAACTTATCTCAAGTAGCAACTTATATTAATGCAGGTGCAGGTTCTGTAACTTCTGTTGATGTTAGTGGTGGACTTACTGGTTTAACAACAAGTGGTGGTCCAATTACAAGTAGTGGAACAATTACTTTAGCTGGTACATTAAACGTAGTAAATGGAGGTACAGGATTAGCATCATATACCAAAGGAGATATATTATTTGCAGACGGTGCAAATTCATTAGCTACATTAGCAATTGGTGGAAATGGGCAAAGACTTGCTGTTTCTTCAACAGGTGTAGTAGAGTGGGTTAATGATTCTGGTTCAGGTGTAACAAGTATTGAAATAACAGAAACAGGTAATGCATTAACAATTACAGGTGGACCAATTACTACTTCAGGTACAATAAACATTGCAGGAGCAGGTTCATCAAGTCAAGTAATACTTGGTGATTTAACTTTAGGTACTTATACAACTGGTACAGTAAAAAGTGTTGCTACAGGAGCAGGTCTTAAAGGTGGAACAATAACATCTACAGGTACAGTTGAAGTTGATTATGGTATAACTGGTCTTATAGAAGATGCTCCATTAATGGCACAAGTTCCACTGACTGATGACCTTATATTAATACAAGATGCAGCAAGTGGTAAAGGAGAAACAGTTAAACAACCGCTTGGTAAAGTTTCATTATCTGTATTTGATGCACCTTCTGCTGATTTAAGTTTTGGAAATTTCAAACTTACAACTTTAGCAAATGGTACAGCATCAAAAGATGCAGTTAACTTAGGGCAAGTGCAAGCACTTGTAGCCGGAGTTGGTGTATTCCAAGGTGGATATGATGCATCAGCAAACTCACCAGCAATAGCAGGAGCAAGTAACATTGCACTAACAACCGGGGATTTCTTTGTTGTTACTAAAGATGGTACTATATCATTTAATGGAAGTACTGTAGATGTAGAGGTTGGAGATACAATTTATGCTAATCAAGCAATTGCAGCAAGTTCTAATCCTCCAGCTTCAGATTATGCTATTGTTATTCAAGATCAAAACATTGCAGGAGTAGGTGCTACAGATGGAGCAACTGAAAAAGGTGTTGCTGGATTTAGTAGTGCAACTTTTGCTGGTACAGCAACTGGATTTATTACTGTTAAAGCAGGTGGAATTAGTGATGCACAATTAGCAAGTACATTTAACAAACAGATTGGTACTAGTACAGATCTTGATACAAGTGATGTAGACGTTGTAGATCAAATTAATGTTACTGATGGTGTTATTACATCAATGAGTAAAAGAACATTGCCTAATGCTGCAACAGGATCAGTTGGTGTTACAGAGATAGCAACACAAGCTGAAGTAGATGCGGGAACAGATACATTTAGATATGTAACTCCAGCAACATTGGCAAGTGCTCAATCTAAAAGATCATACACAGGTACTTATCCAGCAACTACTACAAACACCTTTAGTATTGCTACTGGTGTTCATGGATTAGCTAATGGACCTTGGATTATTCAAACTTATGATTCTAAAGGAAATCAAGTATTTATGGATGTTGTTGCGAATACAGCTACAGGAACTGTAACATTTACTGCATCTTCTAATTTAGGTGCAAATAACATTACAGTAGTAATGCAGCTTGTAGGATAATAAAAAGTAGAATTTAAAGGGGGAGCATTTAAATCTAGAATTTAGTGTTTCCCCTTTTTTTTAAAATATGTATATTGCAAACAAAGAATAAAATGTCATGGCTATAAGTTTTTTATCTTCAATAGAAATAGACGGATCATGTACTGTAACTAGTATAGCGAATGATAACAGTACATATACTGGTATATTAGTATGGGATGGTTCAGGATTGAAGTACAGAACTAAAGCTCAACTTTTATCAGATATTGGTGCAGGTTCAGGAACAGGGACTGTGACTTCAGTTACTGTTACAGGTTCTAATGGTTTATCTGGTACAGGTACAATAACATCAAGTGGTACAATAACCTTATCAAATAGTGATAGAGGTTCAGCTCAAAACATATTTAAAAATATTGCAGCAGCTGGTCAATCTAACATTGTTGCAGATAATAATAATGATACACTTACATTTAAAGCAGGTAGTAATATTACAATAAAGACTGATGCAAGTACAGATACTATTGAGATTACATCTAAGGATACAACAACAAACTATTATTTAAGTTCTGCATCTTTTGATACAAGTAATGGTGTATTAACACTTAATAGATCAGGTCTTAGTGCAGTAACGGTTGATCTTGACGGAAGATATGCTACAAGCTCAGGTGTAACATCTATAGCTACAACAAATGGTATTACAGGAGGTACTATAACAAGTACAGGTACTATTCAATTAGATAGCACAGTAGTAAGAACTTCAGGTGCACAAACTATTGGTGATGTAAAAACATTTTCAAGTAGAGCTGATTTTAGTAATGCAGATGGATTAAGAACTAATCAAGCAGGAATACAGATAAACTCTTCCCCTGATAATTGGAGTAGTAGCTGGGCAGGTAGAAAAACATCAACAATAAATGATTCAAGTGGTAATTCTACTTTTGCTAATAATATAACAGTTTCTGGTGGTAATATTACCCTTGGGGGAACTGGTAGAATACAAGGGGTAGATACAGTTTCATCTGGTACAGATGCAACAAATAAAACATATGTAGATAATGCTATAAGCAATCATAGACCTGCAGCTCCAGGTGCTCCTACTAATGTATCAGCTTCAGTGGTTGGTCAAACAATAGAGGTTGTATTTGGTAAATCAAGTTCAAATAATATAGATTACTATCAAGTTTGGTCATCAGATGATGGTGCAGACTTTGGTATTATAGGTCAAGTACCAATAGATGATTTTTCTGGCACAATGACTATTGTGGATACTACATTTAATACTAGTGGTACAATGTCATATAGAATATATGCCGTTAAAGAAGGTGTATATTCAAGTCCTTCATTAGTAAGTCAAGTTTATACAGCAGGTGCGTTGTCTGTTATTAATATGTCAGTAATAGAATTACCTTCTGCATATTATGTTCAATATGATTTGCCTTTGTCAAGATTTATAGACCACATAGAAATATACATGGATTCAGCAACAACTCAAGGTGCATTATCAAGATCTAATGCGTCATTGGTTTATAGCGGAATGAATTCATCTTATATGCATAGTGTAGGAGCAAGTAGGAATTTTCACCAGTTTTGGGTAGAAGTAATAACAACATAAGATGTCAGAAAGAGGAACTGAAATAACAGATGACAGACAATATTGGTTAGATTGTCTAGCTGAATTTGAAGAAGCATTGGCTGAAGAGTTAAACATGGTAAATGTAGCTCCAGCAGGTTCTAATGATAGTATGATTAAAATGTTACAATTTGAAATACAAGAATGTTTAAAGCAACTAACGTAAGTAAAAGTGATATAAAATCCATTGTAGGATGTGCCTCTAATAATTATGGTGGGCAAGTAGCTATTGTACCTGTAACTAAAAGAGGTATGAGTAATGTTACTGTGTCTTCTGGTAGTGGTGAATATGATGGTGGTGACAGACTTATTGGTTATACAACTGCTTTTGAAATAGATGGTGACTTACTTTTTACAGTTGGTTGGGGTGATGGTTTTGCTGTACGTAGACTAAATGATGATGGTACTATGACAAGGTTATTTTTTGACAGTAACTTTTTATGGAGAGATACAACATCTACATACAACCATATACAATCTATTTGTATTGATAAAATAAACAAGAAAGGTGTAGTTATGACTTATAATGTTAATGGCTATACTACATTTGACTACAGTGGTCTTATGAATGGAGGATCAACCTTTGTTAAAGATCCAAGACCAACACACAGTAATCCTCAAATATATATAGGATCACAAGATACTGGTGGAGGTTATGTAGAAAGCACAGGTCTATATTATGTAGGAGGCTTGTGTGCAGCAGGAGAATGGGCATATGCAAGTGACTATGATGCAAGACATTATAAAAGATGTATGCGTAGAAACATGAAAACTGGTGTTGAAGAAAGATTATATATGGATGCCACAGCAGGAAATATAATGTTTGAAGGCTCCGAACCTGTAGATAGAAATGGATACAGAGGTTGGATTATGTATGATGAAATTAATGACAGAATATTATATGCTTATTACCATAATGCAAACTTTTCTCTAATATTAGATGCATCTACAGCCAAACCTAAATCAGTTTATGTAGATATGGGAGATATAGGTCAGGGAGATGATGGTTATGAACAAGGATGGTTTATACCCGATCCAATAAATGAACCTAATATATTTTGGGTTGGTGCGTCTGGTAGACATACTAAACTTGATGTGACTCCATGTTTTACTGGTAATAAAGCCACTGTTTTGCAAATTACATATGAAGGTGCTACTAATCCAGGTAATAACTATGGTATTTTATTTAGAGCTGGAGTAAAGTATCAAGATGCTCAAGGTGGTAAACCAACTGATAGAATGGTAGGTCATCCTAATTTTATTCCTACTGCAGCAGATAGAGGTGGAGCTATGATATCAGGATTCTTAGATCAAGATAATGATAGATATGTTGCTTTACGTAGACATGATACAGTTGTTGAAGATACAACAACTGGTGGAAGAGGAAGATCTTATAGAGCTGATTATGGATGTAACATTACTAGAATGTATTCTACAGGCGGTGTAGAATGGTGGATTCAGATGGGTTATGGATATGATGGACATGGTTTTAGAATATGGGATGCAAAATATGCTAATCATTTTATACCTAATTGGGAAATAGTATATGGACCTTATATATTAGATAACTCAGCTTCTGTTGATTTTGTTTTTTGGAATAGAGTAGATTATTTTATTCCTAATGGTTGTACATTGGGTTATTATGTGTCTAATGATGATGGAGCAACATGGGAAGTATATTCCGGTACTGATACTGGAGAACATACGTTTTCAAAACCAGGAAATAAACTTTTGTTAAAATTATCTGCATCAGGTGACATATCTAGAAATGCATATAAGATGAGTGATTCAGAAGATTTTATGATGTGTGGAACTAAGTATGCATCAGAAATGGATCCTGCTATTAAACAAAAAATGACTAAGTTTAAATTAAGAGGAAAAAAGAAATAATATGGCAACAATAACTGGCTCACAAAGATTATTATCTTTAGAAGGTAACACTGTAGATACTACTGTTTCTTTAGGGGCAGGTGGTAGAATATTAGATAGTAGTGGATCTGCTGGTACTAATGGTCAAGTTCTTAGTACTACAGGTACAGCTGTAAAATGGATTGATGATCAGACAGGTACAAATAACTATGTATCAGGTATAAGTTTTAATACAACAAATGGAGTTCTAACATTAACACGTTCAGGTCTGGGAGATCTTACAGTAGATTTAGATGGTAGATATTTAACCTCTGCTTCAAACTTTTATCTTGATGGCATAACTAAATCAGGTAACACACTTACATTTAGCGTTAGTGGTGCTACAAATCAAACATATACATATGGAAGTAATGCATTTAATAGTTCTACTATTTATGCTGAGCCAGGTATATTTAGTGGTGGTGGTACACCAACTTTAGCCTCCGGAGTAACTGGAGCAGAAGTAAGGACATTAATTGGAGCTGGAACTGGTTCAGGAACTATGACCTCTTGGACAATAAAAGAAGGTAATGGTACCGAAACAGCTAAAGTATCTAATGGAGAGATTTTTACTATTGCTCAGGGTGTAGGTATTACATCTGAGATGACATCAACAAGTAGTGGTGGAACTATAACTATTACTAATACATTACCAGATACTGGTAGACCTGCAATATTATCTGATGGCACAAGTCCAACTCTAAATACAGGGATAAGTGCAGCAGAGGTAAGATCTCTTATAGGAGCAGGAACTGGTTCTTCCAACTTAGTTATTGGTACAACAGCAACAACTGCAATGGCAGGTAATACAACAACTATTACTTCTACACAAGCAACTGCTATTGTAAATAATACTAAAAAAGTAACAGATAGTGGTGTACCAGCAATACTTTCAAATGGAACTACACCTACACTTAATTCAGGAATTAGTGCTGCAGAAGTTAGAACATTAATTGGTGCAGGTACTAGTTCAAGCTCAGGTGTAACAAGTGTTGCATCTGGAAATACAAATACATTAACTAAGACTGGTACAACATCAGTAACACTAACACCAAAAACTGCTGCTGTAACTTCTTCGTCTTCCAATCTTGCAACAGGTGCTCAAATACAAAAAGCTATTAATGATGCTTTAACTGGAGTATTACAATTTGAAGGTACATGGAACGCTAGTACAAATTCACCAAGTCTTGCAAGTAATGTAGGTACATCAGGAGATTATTATATAGTGTCTGTTGCAGGTAGTACAAATTTAAATGGTATTACAGATTGGCAAATAGGTGATTGGGCTGTATTTGCTAATACAACATGGACAAAAGTAGATAACTCACAAGTTGGGAATATGTCTTCTTGGACTATTAAAGAAGGAAACGGAACAGAAAGTACAACTGTTACAAATGGTGAAACAGTAACAATAGCACAAGGTAGTGGTATACAATCAGAAATGACTTCTACATCTAGTGGAGGTACTATAACTATTACAAATACAGATAGAGGTTCTTCTCAAGATATATTTAAAAACGTAACTAATGGTAAAGGTCTTATTAAAGCGGGTAGCAATAATGATACTTTAACTTTAGTAGGTTGTAAAGGAACAAATGTAGAAGTTGATGAAGAATCAAGAACTGTTACTATTTGTGCAGATCAACAAACCCTTTCTGTAGTAGGTCAAACACTTACAATTAGTGATGGTAACTCTGTAACAATGCCAACTAATACGGGACCACAAGGCCCTAAAGGTGATCAAGGTATTCAAGGTATTCAAGGTGTTAAGGGAGATACAGGATCACAAGGTATACAAGGTATACGTGGATTAACTGGATCAGCTGGTGCAAAAGGTGATACAGGTGATACAGGAGCTACAGGAGCAAGAGGACCTGCAGGAGCCGCTGGAGCTGCGGGTGCCAAGGGTGACACTGGAGACAGAGGTCCTCAAGGTTTACAAGGTATTCAAGGTAATCCGGGAGCCGCAGGAGCTAAGGGAGATACTGGAGCAAGAGGTCCAGCGGGTGCAGCTGGTGCAGCCGGAGCAAAGGGGGATACTGGTGCACAAGGTCCAAAAGGTGATACTGGTTCACAAGGTCCAGCCGGACCAAATGGTGGGACATATCATTATACTAATTCAGGTGATAACCCAAGTAAATATAGATTTTGGGGTACCTCATCTACTTATGGTATAGGAATGCAATCTGGTCAAAGCTATGGTTATTTGAATGACTACGCTACAGTATTTCAAATGAATAATGACGCAGACCGTGGATGGGTTTGGAAATATGAAGGTCAGTCAAATACTGATGGAGCTATGTCTTTAACTACTTCAGGTAACTTAAAACTTAAAGGAGTTGCAGATGTAGGATACGTTAGAATAAATGGTAATGATGTAATTAATGTTAAAGGTGAATGGGTTGGTTCACCAACTGGGCTACAAGGACCTAAAGGGGACACCGGGTCTCAAGGTATTCAGGGTATACAAGGTGCTACTGGTGCCCAGGGACCAGCTGGAGCTAAAGGAAATACAGGTGCTCAAGGACCGGCAGGAACTAATGGTACTGATGGTAATGATGGAGCACGGGGTGCAACTGGTCCTACTGGACCTAAAGGTGCAACCGGAGCAGCTGGAGCCACAGGTAGCCAAGGCCCGCAAGGTCCACAAGGTGATAAAGGACCAACTGGTAGTCAAGGACCAACTGGTGCTAGAGGACCTACTGGTAATACAGGTGCAACGGGAAGTCAAGGACCACAGGGAATACAAGGCCCTGCAGGGTCAAAAGGTGCTACAGGAGCAACTGGACCACAAGGGCCGCAAGGGCCAGCCGGAAAAGATGGTGCAAGTTTTCCAGTTTCACTTGACTTTAAAACTAGTGCAATTGCCAGTATGGACTTTTTTGTGGAAGGACAAAAATTTCCTATTATGCAGATAAGACTGGAAGATGGAACAACTCTTTGTTTTAGTGCAGTAGACTGCCCTAGATTTTAATATTTAAACTAACTATTATGGCAAAAAAGAAAAAAACATCAAGCAAAAAAGTAATTAAAAAACCCACTAAGAAAAAAGTAGTAAAAAAGAAGACTATTAAAAAAGTAGAGGCACCTGTAGTTAAAGAGCACTTATCTCAAAGATTTTATTTTGATATTGAGTCTTTAGTTACAGATGGCAATTCTTTAATAAAGGAGATAGTATTTACTTATACAGGTTCATTAGTAATACCCAAGTCATTAAAATCAACATATGAAAAAAAGAGTGTTACTGTACACGGATCATACATTGTAAAAGATACTGATGAAGGAGTTGTAGCAGAACGAGATTATAAATCATTATCTAAAAATGATGTAAAAACATTTTTAGTAAAGTATTTACGGGATGATTATATAACAGGAATGCAGAATATAATTAAGAAAGATCTATTACCTGATACAAATTTAGTTGTTGATCTGCCTTGGTAGTTTAAAAAATATTATTATCTTTGAAGAGTATACAAATTTTTAAAAACCAATTATAATGGCAAAATCAAAAAAGATTTCTAAAAAGGAATTGACTGAAGTTAAAGAACTTCAACAACAAATAAATGCATTACTAATGAATATTGGAAATGCTGAGTTAGTTAAAAATCAACTAGTATCTTCACATGCTGAACTGCAAGTACAATGGAAAGCAGTAAGTCAATCATTAGAAGAAAAATATGGTTCAGTTAATATAAGTTTAGAAGACGGAACTATTTCTGAGATAGAAGCAGAAGAAGAGCCATTAAAGAAAGCTTAATACCTCCTTTCATAACTGTTTGCAAAATTTTTTAAAACTGGCATTAACTTGTTTGGTTTTAAAAAATTTTGTATATTATAAATGTATAGTTTACAACAGAGCAGTACATTATAGTAAAATAAAACATTTATGATCCCAACAAATTCAAGCGGCTCCACAAATGGATGTGATAATATATCTTCTAATTGTGTAATATGGCAAGGGCCAGATATTTCATGTATAGACCTATGTAACGGTGACTCAATTAGTGAAGTTGTATTTAAGCTTGCAACTAAAGTATGTGATCTTTTAGAAAGTGGTGTAGATGCTAATCCTAATTTAGAAGGATTAGATATTACATGTTTAAATGTTAAAGGAGCAACACCAACTGAGCTTGTACCAGTATTACAAGCAATGGTTAATCAAATATGTTTAAATGCATATAGTGGTGGTGGTGGAAATGAAAAATCTAGTTCTCTTCCTATAATGACATTACCTGCATGTATGCAGTATGATGATAAAAGCGGTAACCCAGTAACTCAACTTCCTTTAGATCAATTTGCTACATTAATAGCAAATCAAGTATGTGATAATTTAGCAAGTATTAATACTATTAATTCTACATTATCAAGTCTTAATACAAGAATAGATGTATTAGAAGCATGTGTTTTACCTTGTTCAGGAGGTGTAGTAGAAGCTCAAATTGTACCATCATGTGTAAGTAATGTAGGTACATTAACTAATGTTTCAGTAGTTGTTTTAGCATTAGAAACTGCATTTTGTTCATTAAGAAACGCAGTTGGTTTTCCATCTGCTATTAATTCTGCAATTTCACAATCAGTAATAACAGGTTCATCATTAACTAGAACCTCATCATCTGTATCTTATGGATCTAAAACAGGATGGAATAATTCTGCAAGTACACTAGCAGAATCAGTTCAAAATGCTTGGATTGTAATAGATGATTTGTATACTGCTATAGGTAACATACAAACTAACTGTTGTCCATCAGGATGTGATTCAGTTATATTTGATTATGTAGCACAAGTTGTAACTGATTCACAAGGTTTAGTAACAGGAATTAATTTTAATTTCCAAGGATCTACAATACCAACAGGATTTGCTGATGTGACTGGATTTAGTAAAATTATTGTAACAGATATTAATGGTGTATCACTTAATCAAATATTTAGCGTTCAAGTAGAACAATCAACTTCAGGAGTATTATTTGATACTGCTGGATTAAATACTGCAAATGATTTAAATGTCAGTGTTCAATTTAATGTAAGTAATGGAACAGATACATGTGAAACTGTATTATCAAGTGTACTAAACGGTGTTGTTCCTTGTCCATCACTTCAAATTAATCCAATAACAGAAGACGGTGTGACAGTATCTTTTGCAAATAATTTAGGAACTACAGCCTCATATATAGTTAATGTAATTAATGCATCTACGGGTGTTGTAGCAGCAACTCAAACTGTTAATAATCCTGGCCCTACAGTATCAGCTGTATTTACAGGGTTAATACCTAGCACATCATATCAAGTTCAAGTTACTGTAAACTTTGCTGGTGCAACAAATTTATGTCCATTATCAACTGTAACATTTAATACATTAGATGGAGACGCTCCATGTAGTAATGGTATGGATGTAGCATTTGTTATTGATTACACATCATCAATGGGAGGTGTAATAGATACAGTTAAATCAGGTGCTGCAGGTTTAGTAAATACAATTGATACATCATCTGGTTCAAATAACTATAGAATTAGTTTAACTACAGTAGATGAATATTCAGCATCTAATGTAGGTGGTGAACCTACTTATAAAGATTGTGCAGATTACATAGCTTTACCAGCATCACAAAAATCAATTCAACAAGGACCAACAGGAGCATATCAAGTATATACTGCTTGGGAAATGTTCCAAAATAATAATGGTTCAACATTCCAAACTCAAATTGCAAAATTAAACAAAGGAGTTGATGGAACATGTGTGAATTTAGGTGCAGGAAATGGTGTTGCAGAACCTATGGATATAGCTATTCAAAATATTGTGAGTAGTTTAGCATTTACAGGATCATTTAGATCTAGTGTAGCAAAATATGTTATAGCAATAACAGATCAATTACCAGGTGGAGATGAAGATGTAATGAACAATCAATCTTGGGCTAGAATTCAAAATCTTATAACTACATGTAGTGTACAAGGAATTAAAGTGTTTGTTTGTGGTGCTGGTGTAAATAGAGTATGGATAGATGATTTAGGTCAAACTATTTATCCATGGAGAGAGTTAGCAACAGGAACAAATGGTTCATATAACTCTGACCCTAACCCAACAACAATATCAAGTGAAATAGTAGCTGGATGTGGTGGATCAACACCTCTAACTTAAAATAATTAAAAATAAAAAAATAAACAATGGCATGTAATTGTACAAAATGTAGTCAAAAATGTAGTTGTGCTGACACAGCAATAACTAACGCATGTACCTATACTGATTGTAGTACAGGTAGTGAAAGATGTGATGATGTGCAGTGTGCTTCATGTGTAAGCTATTGTGGTACATCTTTTCAAATAGGTGAAGCTGGTGAACGAATAGTTATAACCTCTGGTGAAAGATTAGATTCTATCATACAAAAGTTTTCTATGATTTTATCTAATGGCCTTGGAACATGTACTTCAAATGATGTACAACATGATCCATACAATGTTTATGCAGGTACAGTAACAAGTAGTACTATTTCAGTTATATGGGATGGTATATGGAGTAACAGTACTGGTTTAAATGTATATATTGATGAACAAATAACACCTGTAGGATGGACATTAGCTAATCCATTAGGACCTATTGTTCCTACAGTAAATAATTTTACTATAACAAATTTAACTGCTAGTACAGCATATAAAGTTAAAGTTGTAGATGCTGGTAACACAGGATGTAAACCAATTGAAATACTTATTTCTACCCTGTCAGCATAAAAAAAACAACAAGTGGTGGTTTGTTGGTTTTCTACTACAAACGTTGGAAGAGGCTGGATTTATTCCAGTCTCTTTTTTTTTCATATCTTTACAATAATCAAAAAAATTTTTATGGACAATTTAAAACAAAGAGTATTAGAATCATTAAAGTGGAAAAAACATCCTTCTATCAGTAGTGCAAGATTAGGTATCAGTGAAGAAAAATACCGGAAGATTAAAAATGAATTGTTAGCTGAAAGAAAGAATAAAAAAAAGAAATCAATATTTTTTAGTAAGGCAGCAGAAAATGCTCAAGTAGTAGAAGCTATTGATTTAGAAAAGGGAGAAGGTAAGATATCAGGAACTTTTGATCATGAACCTAAAAGTGCAGAAGAAATAATTGAGCTATTAAAAATAGATACTGATAAATGGAAATTATCTCAGTATTGGAACAAACAAATGGGTGATCACTGGAGAGTGTCAGCATTAGTATCTCAAATTAAAAACCCAGAAGAAAAACTTTTTAAAGAGTTATTGGAAAACTGGGAACCTAAAACTTACAAACTTCCTAAAGTAAATCTTAAAAATATTGTATCAGATGATCCTGTCTGTGGTGTGATATCATTACAAGATATTCATTTTGGAAAAGAAGGTAATGATACTATAGATAAAGATTTTGAAGATACAATAACATACTTAATACAAAAAGCAGCTCCAGTTAATTATATAGAAAGAATGTACTTTGTTGTAGGAGGTGATTTAATCAACATGGATACGTTTTCTGGGACTACTACTAGTGGTACCCCTTTAGATAATTGTATGAGTGCTACAGAGGCTTATATGCAAGCATTTGATGCAATGCATTGGGCTATAAATTATATTAAATCTTATTGTAAAGAATTGGTTATTGTATATGTACCTGGAAATCATGATAGACTTTCTTCTTTTCATTTAGTGCATGCGTTGTCTAAATCTATTATTAGTGATGAAATTACATGGGATACTAAATATGAAGAAAGAAAAGTTCATGTATGGCACAGCAACTTTAATGCTTTTGAGCATGGAGATAAAAGAAGTAAAAATAATCCATTGATATATGCCTCAGAGTATCCAAAAGAATGGGGAGCTACAACTAACAGAACATTATTTAAAGGTCATATACATACAGATAGGAAAGTAGAATATATGACATCTAATGAAACAGCGGGTTTTATTGAAAAGACTTTGCCCAGCTTAGGTAAGACAGATTATTATCATTATAGTAACAAATATGTGGGTAATAGAAGATCTGGTAAATTAGAATTACAACACCCAACAATGGGTAATATATGTGAATTAACCTATCAAGCTTTGTAAAGACCTCACTTTTAATTTCATTAAGTGAGGTTTTTTTTGTAAATTATAAATATAACTGTATGATCAACAATTTCAAAAAACCTGATTTAAAAGCTCCTAGATATAGAGAGAAAAGAATGGGGTTATTAAATGAAGAAACAATCAAAGAGTTTAAAGATAAAAAACCTTTATACTCAGACATAGATAACGTTAAATTAAAAAAGATAATAAAGATATACAATGTTAGACTTTGGAATGCTGTAGTAGAGAATAGAGATGGTGTAGAATTACCTGATTCATTAGGGTATTTATTTATAGGTACATGCCCTTCTTCAAAATCAGTAAACACGAACTATGCATTATCTAATCAATATGGTAAAGTATTACAAAATAAAAATTGGGAAACAGATGGAAATTTAGGTAAAATATTTTATACAAATTACTCAACTAAATATAGATTTAAAAATAGAGAGTTGTGGAGATTTGTAGCATGTAGAGATTTTAAAAGATCTGTTGCAAAAACTTACCCTACCAACTGGACCAAATATGTAGTAATGAAAAATAAATATAAGGTGGCTCATCTTTATGATGAAAACCCAGAAGAAACCAACAAAGCATTAAAGTATTATAATGAATTTGAAAAATAAAAGACATGTCAACAATAGCAGAAACAATATCTAGAATAAGAGGTCAAGTAAAAGCAGGAGTTCAAGATGCCTTTGTTACTGATAGATATATATACAGCTTAATAGAAAAATATGCTCAGTTTTTAATGAGAAGACAAGACTATGCTAATAAGTTATTAAAGTTTAATTCAGTATGGAAAACATTACCATATGTAGAATTAATAGATGTAGATAAAGTAGAAGCACATTGTGCTGGTATACAAAGTGGATGTACAATAAAACGTACAAAGGTGAGATTGCCGTCAATGTTTGAAGGCTATTGGGGTCCACTAATCCGTACTATTAGTTCAATAGATGGATCACAAGAATTACAAGGAACTCAACCGGGTACATATACTTCATTAACAAAATCAACTTCATTTAAATATAATAAGACAAAATACTTTTGGTGGTTAGATGGATATATTTATTGTCCAAACATTGAGTGGGATGCAATAAAAGTAGAAGGTGTATTTGATTCAGATATTACAAAATGGAATTGTGATACTGAAGATGATTGTACTCCAAGATATGAACAAGAAATATATATACCAGAAGCATTGTTTGCAGAAATAGAAAGTCAAGTTATTGCTACTATGTCAGGTACATTAAAAATACCATCTGAAGACTCAGATAATAAACGCAATCTAGCAAGAACTTAAAAATTATAATAATGGGGGTATCACAAAAATATAGAACATTTAGTCAATTGATGGAAGACGTATCTATTGATTTTTCTACGTATGCGTTAGAAGGAATGATAGAACCTGCTCAACTAATTAAAGTTGCACAAAGAGTTAATTATGATTTAGGTTTACGCATTCATAGAACTAAAGAAGTTATTATAGATATAGAACATGGAAGAGGTCAATTACCTTTTGATTTTCAATATTTAAATTATGCATTTAGATGTGGGGAATATACTGTAAATAACTCTATGCCATCTGGTACTCACGTTGAAACCTTTAATGATGTACCCTATGTCCCAGCACCTAATGATGCTGAACCATGTAAAGACAGTGATACATGTAAAGATGTATGTGTAGTTAAAACATGTGATAATAAGAATGAATATCAACTAGTACAAAGAATTGGTGGTGGACAATTCAGAAGTTTTACAACATGGACTGAATTAAGAATAAAAGATGTAAATGATAAAGTTTGTTATTGTCCAAGTTTAGGTGCACAAGCATTAGATATAGCAGAAATAAAAGATGGGTTTTTGGTAACTACTTTTACAACAGGGAAAGTGTATTTAAGTTATCAAGGTGCTATGGAAAATGCAGAGGGAGATTTATTAGTTTTAGATCAACCCTATTGCAATGAATATTATGAGTATGCAATAAAACAAAGAATATTAGAAAATATGGTTTGGAATGGTGAAAATGTATCTCAGCAGTTGCAACTTGTAGAAGGCAGATTAAGAGGTGCAAGAAATAATGCATTAGGATTTGTTAATACACCAAACTTCCAAGAAATGAGAAAAGTGTGGAATATGAATAGAAGAGCACAATATCATAATTATTATAATATGTTTTTAAGTTATGCACCAGCTAATCCACAAGTAGTAGCTGCGCCTACTACATCATCTAGTTCATGCCCAACTTGCTAAATAGATAATATATTATGGCTAAAAAGAAAAATCCATCTCAACCACAAAGTTCTGGTTCATCATCAGTAAATATAAATACGTTTACTAAAGGGATGAACAAAGATGTTGCTCCTTCATTTGAAGGACAACAAGCATGGTGGCATGCAAGAAATGCAGCTAATAATTCTGAAGATGGTGATCTAGGAATGATTGGTAATGAGCCTTCAAATTTATCATGTGGTGTCATACCTTATACTGTTATAGGTGCTATACATAGATATGGTGATGAATGGGTTGTATTTTCTACAGATAACGTTAGTTCTGAAATAGGTAGATTTGATGACAGCGAATGTAAGTATACTACATTAGTTAATGATCCTTGTTTAAACTTTAGTAAAAAGCATTTAATTGTTGGTGCAGCAAAAGAAAATTTTGATTGTACATGGGAAGTATATTGGGATGATGCAAACAATCCATCAAGAGCTCTAAATATAGATGATATACCTTGGAAAAAAATTCAAATATCTGGTCCAGATATAGATGGTTCTGACTGTGTAGAATATGAAATTATTGAACCAAAATCATTAGACTGTGAGCAAATAAGGTTAGCACCTCTTTTAGATACACCCTGCATTACTTTAGAAAAGTCTATTGATGGCGGAATGTTGGCTAATGGTGCTTATCAAGTTTTTGTAGGCTATACAGAAAATGAACAAAGAGTAACTGATTATATAGGTATATCTAATATTCAGACACTATGGAATCATGAAGGAACTGGAGGATCATTGGACATAAATTTTTCTAATTTAGATTTAGACTATGATTATTTTGAGTTAGTTATATTAAGAAGAAATCAAGGGCAAACCTCAGCAAAAAGAATTGGTTTATATAGTACTCAAGTAAGCACAATAAACATTGACTTTATAGACGAGTCATTATCAGCTATAGATTTAAAATTGATACCTCTTAGAAGTCCAGCTTATGAAAAGTCTGAATCTATGTTTGTGGTTAATGATTGGTTAATAAGACAAGGACCAACAGAACAATTTGATTTTAATTATCAACCTATTGCAAATGAAATAAAAACAAATTGGGTAATTAATTCTGTACCATCTACATATTATTCTAAAGGCGGTAATAGAACAGGGTTATTGCGTGATGAACAATATGCATTCTTTATAAGATGGATATATAACACAGGAGAAAGATCTTCATCATATCATATACCAGGTAGAGCACCTGAAATGTATAATGGGACAATGGAGAACGAAATTATAAATGGTAATAATGTACTAAACCCAACTGGAGATCCTCTTTTTAAAGTATACAATACAGCTTCAATTACTTCTACTGCAATAACCGCTTTACCTGATGAAACTAAAATTACTGGTAGAGGTGAAATGGGGTATTGGGAATCAACAGAACTTTATCCATCAAATAGACCAGATATATGGGGTGACTTATGTGGTAAACCAATAAGGCATCATAAAATGCCTGATGAATCAATAGGAGGTAATACTTCTCCATTGCATTTAACAAGCTCAAATGGAGACGAAATAAATATACTAGGGGTTGAGTTTAGCAATATTGGGAGACCTAAATATAATGATGGATCTTACATAGAAAATGTAGTTGGTTATGAAATACTACGTGGATCTAGATTAGGTGCAAAATCTATTTTAGGAAAAGGTTTATTTAGAAACATGCGTAAGTATACTGTACCAAATGCAGAAAATTTAATTGGTGGAGATGTACAAGGTTTATATCCTAATTATCCATATAATGATTTAAGACCAGATGTATATTTCCATAAAGGCGGAAATAATATACTAAATAGAACTGACGGTGTTCATTCATTTGGTGAATCATTAGATGATTATAAAGCATTAGGAGATGAACCAGATATTAATGGTGAGCCAAGTGGATATTCAAGAAAAGTTTTTACTTTTTCTTCACCAGAGCTTATGTTTACTAAACCTTTTTTGAATGCATATGAAACTAAAATATACGGTCAGTTATCAGGTAGTGCAAGTGGAACATTTCAACCATCCGAGGATCATCCTCAATTTAAATTATTAAGAAATGGTGCAGCTATAATATCTGGAGTTATAGGATTAGGTTATGCAATAAGACAAGTAAGGGGTACTAAAAATGTTAGAAGGGTTGGTGCTGCTGGTAATATGACATCACAGTCAGGATCCTTTGGAGGATTAGCTGGTATTGGTAATCAACCAGGTTTTGCACAAGCAGCATATTCTTTAGCAAATGTTGCTGCTAATACTGGTCAATCAGTTATATCAGTACTTCTTGAAGCTTTATTAGATTCAGCTACTGGTGTAGCAGACTTATGGGTGGGTGGTGCTGCTAATTATGCTACTGAAAAAATTCAGATGGGTTTATCACAAGCTATAGGTAATTTGCCAGGTATGCGTGGTGGTAGTGAAGAAATAGCATGGACATCAGATAACAACTTTTCATCAATACCTATATTTTTAAAAATATGGATGTCAGCTCAAACTTCTAAAGCTAATATAGCAGCTGGAGGTAATGAGTTTTTAGAGCTAATATATAACATGCAGTCATCAAATAGTTTTGTCTTAAAACACAATTCATTTGGGTTCTTTAGTAATTTTAATAAGCAAACAAATGGTTTATGGAGAATTAAAAATTCAGACTCTAACTATATTGGACAATCATTTCAGACATTTGATAATGGTAACTATAAAATTAATAATTTATTTAGACCTTCTACAGTAGCTGTAAGTTTAGAAAAAAGTCTTACTGATCCTGATGTAAAAGATAAATCAAGATATACTATAGGTGGATCATTAGATGTATCATTAAGCTCAGCTGGAGTATATCAAAACTCAAACCCTGCACCACATAGTAACTCATATTTTCAAAAATATAAACAAGCAAGAAAAAGTAATATATCTGCATACTATGGTGCTCTTAAATTTAATTTTGATAATCAGTATGGTCAACTAGATGGTATAAAACAAATACCAATGAGATCTTGCATTCAATTGTTAGATTCAACATTACCAAATCAATATATGTATACTAGTGATCCAATTTTTAGTGGAGACACATTTATAGGTAGATATACTGAAAAAACCATAATGCCTATTTTTACAAGATTTTTATTAGGTCAACCTGATGGTTATACTTTTGATTATTCATTATATGTAAATATACCATATCCAAGATACTGGTTAAACTCACAAAGATTTGATTTAACACCTTTAGCACAAAAGTTTGTTACTCTTGGATTAGGTAGTTCAAATGCTGCTACAGCATTGATGCCAAATGATTTATTTTATTTAGATAGAACAAGTAATTCAACAAACACCTCTTGGGGTAGTATATTTAATAATGGTAGTGATCCTAATCCTGCATTGTCTATGGCATTTGCATATATTTATTCTCATGTAAATGGAATCTTAGATTTTTATGTTGAATCAGAAGTAAATTTAGATCAAAGAGATTGGGAAGATGAACCTAAAAAAAGAATCTATAATGTATATGATTATAATGATTTAAATGAGCTCTTTCATGCAAGAATAGAAAAAGATGATAATTTTTACAAGTATGATGAATCATTAAGTCCAAGTAGATTCCCTACTCAAATGTCATCTTTTGGTCAAATTCAACCTAGAGATTATGATCCCTATGTTGCAGCAAATTGTTTTGTTAGTTATCCAAAAAGATTAATTTATTCATTACAAGCGCAAGAAGAATCAAAAAGAGATTATTGGAGAGTATTTTTAAATAACAATTACAAAGATTTTAAAAATGAAGTAAGTGTAATTAAACCTATAAACAAAAGTGGTGCATTAGTATTTTTCCCATACTTATCTCCACAAATGTTTCAGGGTCTTGATACACTGAAAACTCAATTAGATACAAAGCTTACTATAGGTGATGGAGGTTTATTTAGTCAACCGTTTCAAAATGTAGCTAATGCAGACATATCAAATGAATATGGTTCATGTGAGAGTTTAAGAGGTGTTATTAATACACCACTTGGATTATTCTTTATATCTCAACAACAAGGTAAAATATTTCAGTATGGAGGTAAAGGTTTAGATCCTATATCTAATAACGGAATGAAATGGTGGTTTGCTAAATATTTACCTTCTAGATTTATAAAACAATTTCCAAGTTCAGAAAATACACAATGGACAGATAATCCTGTAGCAGGAGTAGGATGTCAAGTAATGTATGATTCAGTAGATGATGTAGTCTACTTTATGAAAAAAGATTATCAATTAAAACCTGATTATATTGGTCAAGCAACATTTGTTGATAGACCAGTTAGACCAATAGAGATAAGAGGTGAGGCAAGAGTGCCAGTAAGTATTGATATTGGTGATCCAATATATTTTGATGATTGTTCATGGACTATTAGTTATGACCCAAAATCTAAAGCATGGATATCTTTTCATGATTGGCATCCTGAGTTAGCTTTACCAAGTATAAATCACTTCTTTACTACAAAGACTGTTGAGACAACTGTTCCGCAATGTCCTCCGGGTTATAATTTTAATCCTAGTACAGGTTTATGTGAAATAGGAATTAATACAACAGAACTTGCAGAAGTTATTGTAGATAACCGTGACTCAATTATATCGGGAGGTCCTCAAGCATGTCTTATTGATATTGTAGTAGCAATGGATACTTCTGGTAGTACGGGTAACCCACAAAACAATGGGACTAGAGCTTTTGCACAGTTACAATGGGTGATGTCTTTTGTTGATCAACCAGAAATACAAAATGCATTAAACGGAGGTTCTATGCAAATTGGTTTTACAAGTTGGTCTGGTAATAATCAACAAAGAAGTTGGACAACTGGAAATGGAGCATTTATTAGCCCTGTTTCAATGTCAGATAATGTTAGTTCTGCTAATGTACAAACTTGGTACATAAATAATTGGTATGGTGGTAACACTGCAACAGCTGCAGGTATGAACCAGGCAATTAGTTTAGCTCAACAAACGGGATCATCAAGTTTAGCAGCAAATTATCCAGCAAGACAAAATGATCCAAGCTATAGAAGAATTGTTATTACTGTTACAGATACTGGTAATAACCCAGGTCCTCAATGTAATTTGCAATCTCCAACAATTCAAACAGTAAGTAATGCTGCTCCTAATTTTCAATTTATGTATACTGTATTTTGTGGAGTTAATTCACCTTATCCAGGAGGACCCGGTCAACCTCAAAGTGCAGCTTTAAACAATATAGTTTGTCAATATGGTCAAAATATTACTATAACTAGTGGTACAGCTGGATCAACAACTAGTGCTTATATATATGGGATTCAATCTAATATAAATGCAAATTATCCTATTTCTAATTGGGATGTTGTTGCTCAAGAAATAACATCAAGTATATGTGGTAGTGATTTTGTTTGTGAATGTCCAACAGGATATACATTAGTTTATCCAGATGCATCAAATGGAAATGTATATGATCAGGCTAGTGGAACATGTAGTGATCTAGAAAATGAAAGACCGATATGTAGGAAAGTTACATGTGAATGTCCACCTTCTACTGTACCGGGTTCTGTTTTAACTGAGACAGGTGAATGTCCAGATACACCACCTTTACTTTATCAGATTGGAAATCCAGATTTTGTTCAATCAAACCCTAAGCAGTGTAACTATTTTTATTATGATTCTTTACAGCCTAATTATAAAGTGGGTGGTTTTTGGAGACACAATGTAAGATGTGACTCTTTTGCAAATTATTATGGTGAAGACTACCCATGGGAAATAGATTTGATATCTAATACTGGACAAGCGGTTAATACCATAAGAAGTTTTGAATATCAATTAGAAACTTATGTATATAAAGGAGATCCACAATACAACATGTGTGGTGGAGATAAATGGGAAGATTTAGATTTTAACTTTGATGCTTCTATTATTTATAATAATGATCAAACATCAGGTTTACTATTACTAAATCCACAACCGGTTAACAGCCCTTGGACTAATTTAGATTTTCCTTCTATTGGATTTAATGGTATACAAATACTAGTTTCTAAAGTAGAACATAAATTTAGATTTAATCAATTCTGGGATGTGACTAATGATAGAGGTGAGTTTACAAATGCAGAACAACCAATATTTGACACATCATGTAATGGATATATTAGACCTTTAAATCAAACTAACATTAATTACGGTAAAAGTCAAACGGAACGTAAGAAGTTTAGACACTACTCTAATAATGTTATTTTACGTAGGAATGTATCAGGCAACAGAAAAATGCTGCTTAGACTTAATAATACTAAACTTTTACTATCACAAAGATAATGGGAAAAAGAAAGAGCATAGGATTACCAGGAGGACCAAATGAGTTCTTAATAGATATAACACAATATATATCTGTAGATGGGTATAGAAATGATAGCCCAGATAAAACCAATCCGGTTAATTTCATTCCGTCAGGAAACATAAGCATGAAAGATGTAGACTTTCCTATTATGGGTGTAGATAACCTTGGTAATTCACAAATGATGATGCCTGAAAATGAATATCAATTTCCAGGTGATATGGTAATGGAAACGCCTATGGCTCAAAATGGTATTGAAGTACCTAAAAGACAAGGTGCTAGAAAAAATCCTGATGGTAGTGAGTCAACACACCTTATGGCTACTGAAACTTTAGATGGAAAGAACTGGTTTTCATTTCCAACATTATTCCAAGATCCGGATGGTACTTGGGTTGATATGTCTAATAAACCTTGGAAAGAAGCATATGAAGAAGCTAAAAGAAGAGGTGAGCTTATAGACTTTGGAGCAGATAAAGAAGCTGCTATAAAGTTTGGAGAAGGTTCTTGGAAACCTAAATTTCAGTTAAGGGGTGAAGTAAATGATATTAAAGGAGTTGTACCTAATCAAGAAAGTGTTGATAATTCATTTCAAAGACAATGGTTAGATTCACCCATGTATAAAAAAATATTAGCAAATGAAGTTGGTCCAAATGATGATGCTGAATTTATAACTAATAGTAGAATAGGTAATTTACAAAACGTACCTATAATAGTAAATCCTAATACACACGAAGATGAAGGTGTAGGTGCAACATCTTGGAGTAAGAATGGTGAACTTGAATTTTTTAAACCATCACATACTGATCATGAAGGGCATGTTTATGAAAACACTTTTGAACATGAAGTAGGCCATAGTGGAGATAGAGTTGGAAAAGATACATTAAAAAGATATAAAGATAACTTAAGCATTGGAGATAAAATTGCTTTAGCAAATGCTTCACTAAGTACTAGACCAAGCAGTGTAGTTTTACCAAACTATGTTGCTTTGGCAAATCAAGCATATAATTATATTACTGGCCAAGAAACAAACGATCTTGAAGATAGGGCTATACAGATATATAAAAACCTTAATTCAGATAGACTTATACCTCAAAAAACTATTAAAAGATTTGAAGACGAAAGGGTTAATATAGAGGGGTATGATGATGGAAATCCTATAATAAATAATATTGATATAGCAAGCTATGGAACCTATGATGCAGATGGTAATCCCATAGTAGCTTTTAATAGAGATGGGTCTGTAAAAGAAGGACAGATAGAAATAGAGAGAAGCCCCTGGGGAGATTATGTTTCTGATCCTACTGAAGCTAGAACTAGATTAAATACAATTAGGTCAGCAGCAAAAGATCTAGGAATATATGATCCTATGACTGAGCCATTAACTAGAGAAAAATTTCAACAAATAATTGATAGAACTTCAGAGTTAAACAGAGGAGAGTCAGATGGTTACAATCCATTAATGCAATTACAGGATGTATATAGTAATGATGAGATTTTTAATCAATTAAATGAGATTTCATCTGCAGATGACAGCAAAGATAAATCACGGTATGCTCAATCTGGTCTTGAAGTGCTAAATAGATTTTATACACCGGATGAAAATGTAAACATTAGATATAATGAGGATGATGTATATGAATCAATATTTGACCCAAGAGTAAGAGAAAAACAATTAGAAAATGATGCAGCACGTAAGGCTTATCAGATAGAATTGAATAAAAGAAATCAAAGCATAGCAGATATAGAAAAAGCAAAAGAACTTTATAAAGATGTTTGGTATAATCAATATAAAGACACAACTTTTAATACAGTTAAAGAAAGAGAAAATTGGCAGGAGAATAATCCGGATTGGCAAAATGCAATACAAACATTAGGAAAGTATGGTAAAGCTAAAGTAGGTGCAAATCCTGGAGTCAGCAACAAAAGTAACTTAAAACATATACCATACTTTGATCCAGCAGCTGATTTATCAGATCAATATCCTGAGATGCCTGTTTTAAAATTACCGCATGATATTAAATATAATTTATCAGACTTACCATCTGATGTAGATGAAAGTGTATTTAGACAATGGATAAACAAATATTATCCAGATTATGCTGAAAATAACAAAATTGATAGTTTTACATCTATTAAAAATAATGACACTATTAAAAGTGCATGGTATGAACTTGGACATCAATTTATAGAAAAGCCAGAGTTAAAACCTTTACAAAAGCTGATGTCTGATTTTGACATGAATGATAAGCCTCCACTTTCAGAACCTGTAAAAAAATCTAAAAGTCAATTAGTATCTATAAAAACAGGTGACGGAAGGATTATAGTGCGTGATATAAGTACCGGTGGAACTATAGGAATATATGATTCTGAAGAAAAGGCTAAGCTTGCTATGAGCGGAGTAGACAATGAAGATATAATAGATTATTATGGTCCATCAAAATGGAAACCCAATAGCAAACAAATAGATACACAGCAAAGAATTAATAAACTCTACCAAAGAGGAGGTAATACATTAGATGATGCAGTAATACCAGTTTTAAAAGGTGCTGCTGAAAAAGCAGATAGCTTTAATGATTGGTTAGGTAAAAAAACTAAGGACATACTTAATCCAGAACTTGATCTTGAAACTAGATTTAAAATATTTCAAGAAGTAAGACCTGAAAGTTATCCTGGTTTTGGCAGCATTACTAAAGAAGCATTTGGTGCAATAGGTAATGCACTGGGTATAACAGAACCAACAAAACCCTTGTTTGATTCTGATGGTGATTATGATTTTTCTGAAGAAGCATGGGCACGTGCGCTTGGTCTTAATCCTAAAGAAAAATATATACAAAAGCAAACAGAATATTCACCAACCAATTCAAAAGAGGAAGGAGTGCAATATTATAAAATATCAGATGATATACTTGATAGAGAAAGTATGATATCAGACTTTAAAGATCTCCCTATAGGATATAAAGAAACTGTTGATGGCTTAGCGGGTTACATGAAAGAAGATTATTGGAGTAAAACTGAAGATGGTTCTGATGGTAAAGTAACACCAGAACAATTTATGAATATTGATCCATTACAAAATTTTCAAGTTGAGGTAGGTTATGACAAAGCAAAAGATCAGAAATATCTTTCTATATATGATAAGTATGATTTTAACAGTATAGCAAATGCAGCCATAAAACCATATGAGTTTTATGATAGAATCTATATCCCTAAAGACTCTGATAAAAAGGTAGAAAATAAAAATAGTATTAACCCTAATCTATTGTATAAGCAAGCTTTTGTTGAATCTAACTTAAATCCAAAAGCTAAAAGTAGTGCAGGTTATATGGGTCTTGGTCAAATAGGAGATAGTCTTATAGCAGATTATAAGAAAGCAAAAAATGTTAAAGAAATAGATCCATATGATCCTGAACAAAATCATGATGTCCAAGAATGGTCTATGAATGAATTGTATAACTCATCATTTATAAATAAGGAAAATCAAGATCAAGATGTAAGATTGATTAAAACACTAGCAGCATATAACTGGGGTAGAGGTAATACAAGAGATTTGCTAAATGAATTAAAAGAAGAAGGTCTGGATATATATAATGATGTTCAATGGGTTTCTAGATTACCTAAAGAAACTCAAGATTATATTGATATGATTTTGTTTGATAAAAATACAGAAGGCAGACCTAATGTACAGGAAAATTTTCTAAAGACAACTACTGATGAAGCATATGATTACTATAAGCAATTATATAAATATCAAGATGATCTTCCTGAAAAACAATTTGCTGGACCTGTGAGAGAAAATGAGCAAGAAGGTTATGACTATAGTCAATTATGGATGCCATCTAATTATGTTGAAGAACTTCCAGAATTAAACTCTTCTTTTGTTGGCCCTTTACGTGAACCAGAAAAACAAAATGAAAAACCAAAAGAAGAATTAAATATATACACTGTAAAGTCTGGAGATAACTTAACTAGAATAGCAGATAAATATGGAACTACTGTAGATGAGATAGCTGAGTTAAATGATATAGCTAATCCGAGTAAGATTTCAATAAATCAAGAAATAAAATTACCAAAGAGTAAAACTAAATATGCTTTTTATGATGTAAAGTCTGGTGATACTCTTGGAAGAATAGCAACTAAATATGGTACAACAGTAAGAAAGTTAGCACAAGAAAATGATATATCTAATATTAATGAAATTTTTGTTAATCAAGAACTAAGGATACCTCAAGATTCATATGAACCAGTAGATGAAATTGAAGAAACTTGGCAAGATGTTGAGCTGTTGGATCAGGATAGAAGAAATATTAATGATTCATCTGATGAAGATATTATAAAAAAATCACAAATGGTTAATGATCCAAATGGTCATTATGTTATAGTAAACAAAAAAACAAAAAGATTAGAAGTTTGGAGGGGTGGCAAACCAGTATTAGATTTTGAAGTTCTTACAGGTGCTAATGAAGGTGATGCTTTAACTGTAACAAAAATGTGGGATTTGAATAATGATGGACAAATAACAGATGAAGATAAAAGAAATGGTAAGTGGATTCCTAATTGGAGTGCCGGTAATAAAAATACAGGTGCTGGTAAGTATTATATAAAAGAAAGTTATGCTGATTCACCTGATAAATATGGTGGTAAAGGTGTTCCTTCATTTAATTTATATACAGATGGTACTGATATAGATGTAGCTACAGCTATTCATGGACCCACAAAAGGTAGAAAAGGTTTATTTGATGATGGTAATATAGATAATAATAGAGCAAGTAATGGCTGTGTAAATGGTCAATGTAGTGATTTGCAAGCATTATATGATTTAGGAATGCCAGCAGGTACAGCAGTATATATATTACCAGAAGATGAAGGTAATAATTTCCAATGGGTTGATGGACAAGCTGTATTAAAAATGTCTAAAGATAATAGAGAAAAATATGCATCTAATTATATTGACTCTAAAGGTAGTGAGCAAACTCAACAAGGATCTAACTATACTGTAAACACATTAAACTATCAACCTATACGTCCAGTGTTTGATCAACAGGCTTTTGAAGAAGATGTGTATAATGAAACAGGAGGTTTAAAATCTGTTGGTAATTTCTTTACGTCAGATACATCAGATAAAGAAGAACAAGAAAATTCAACAAAGCCATTTATAAATGCTTTAGTAAATAACAAGAAACAAATAATGCAAGAAGCAGGTATACCTAGTGATGTATATAATGATATTGCTAGAATTGCTTTTGGTATTTATGGTAATGAATCTAATTTTGGTGACACGCATAGTAAATCAGGTAACCTTTTAAGAGGAGCCAACAAATATGTTGCTGACCTAAATAAAAAAGGTCAATTGCCAGTAGTAGGTTCAACTAATCTGTTACCTACTGTAACTTCATCTCCTGATGTGTTTAAAAAATATGAAGGTTTTACATTAGATACCACTAATCAGTTATCAAATGTTTCTCCTTTATTAGCAATTGCAGCACAATCATCAAATATTAACTTACCAACTTATTCTAAAAGTGCACAAGAAGATTATAATAGTGTTGGGTTAACTCAGCTTAGATGGGAAAATATAGCTAAAGAAGATAAAAACTTACCAGAAAATAAAAAACAAATAAATATTTTAAAGAAATTTGGAATAACATCTAATAAAGATTTGTTAGATCCTGAGAAAGCAGCAATTGCTACTGTGTTAAGATTAGCATTTTTAGCTAACAATAGAGAAGGTGTAGATAGAAATGATTTGTTTAATACTCTTCCTAAACATTGGGGTGGTTCAAGCAAAGATGACGGTAAGACATATACTGAAGGAGTTAAGAAAAATGCTAAATATTTGAAATTTCAGCAATTGGGTAAGTACATGCCAGATTATAAAATAGGTGGAGAAAAGAAAAAGCTTCAGATGTATAAAGATTATATGGATGGAATATATGATGGTACTAATGAAGAAGCTAAAGCTAAAAGTATATATGATAAATTAAATAGAAAACATTATAAAGATGCAAAAGAGTTAGGAAACATGTCTCCACCAAATTATATTTTGACTCATCTTTATAAAGCTTAAACCATAAAGATTAGTGAATCTCCCTAATTATTTGTATATTAATAATATAATATTATCAACGTGGATTTAAACAAAAAAAGTGTAAAACAACAAGGAGGTGCAATGATGCCTGGTCAACCTGGAATGCAACAGCAGCCTCAAGTTGATCCACAAGTTATGCAAATAACTGAAATATTTTCTACATCTATTGATGAGGGTAGACAACCTCAAGAAGTATTAATGGGATTAATGCAACAAGAAGTAGATCAAAATCTTATAGGTCAAGCACTTATGCAACTTGGTTATGAAGAGGAAGCAATCATTCAATTGTTTGAAGAAGTTCAAAGGATGCAACAACCAAAAGAACCCAGCCCTCAAGAAATAACAAATAATCCTCAACAACTAGCAAGAGCAGAAGAAATGCAAGAACAAGCTCCTGCTATGGATATGGATATTACATCTATTGATCAAGCTAAATCTGGTATAGAAATTAAACCTGAAAATAAAGGTAAGTTTACTAGATGGGCTAAAGCAAGAGGTATGTCAGTATCTGAAGCTTATAACAAAGTTATGAGTAACACGGATAATTATCCACCATCAGTAGTAAAAATGGCAAACTTTGCTAAGAATGCTGCTGGATGGAAGAAGGAAGAAGGTGGTGAATTTGAGCCACACTTTATGTATAAAGGTGATAGAAAGATTAGAGCAAGGGATCATGAAGCTCACCTTAGATTAAAGAAAGCCGGATATACTCATGATGCACCTAAAGCACAAGAAGGAAAAGAAACATCAAACTCTGCTGGCACAGATAACTTAGACATGATGAATTCTTTTGCAAATGCTGCAAAGAATAGTAATATAGATATTTCTGGTAATAATGTAAAAGTCACTGATCAAGATAAAAATGTAATTAAAGATTATGTAGATCAAAATGACAATGGATATATAAATCCAGATCCTTTTATGTTTAATCCTGCTTTATTTAAAACAAGCAGTGGTTTAAATTTGGGTAAAACTCTTAATGCAATTAGTTCAGTAGGAAAAGATTTATTTAGCGGTAAAGATGAAGATGGTGATGGTGTAAAAGATGGCAGTTTTAGAGATTGGAAAGGAAGAAGAATATCTAATCAATTACAAAAAGCAGCAGATACTAAATATAAATTTGAATTTGATTTAAGTGATGAAAATAAAAATGCTGCAGCTAAATGGTTTGAACAATTTAAAATTGAAAATCCAGAACTAGATCAACAGAAAGATGCATTAGGAAATATTATAAAAACAGAAGCAGATAGAATACTAGATGATGTAAATGCTCCAAGTGCAGTAAAAAAAATCTCTGATGATCTGCTAAAGAAATGGCAAACAGGAACAGCAGAAACAAAAGCATATATTGAATCTATATTAAAAAAGAAAGGACAAGAAATACCAACTGAATATCAAGTAGATCCAATGTCTGCTGAAGGTAGGTTTCCTGCTACTGAAAAGAAAGATCCACAAGAAGTAGATTTAGATCCTGAATTTAATCAAGGACCTGGTGAAGATGCTATTGAAGGTAATGATCCGAATTTTGATATGTTTATACCAAAAGACTATGATGGTCCTTTAGACCCAAAGTTTGAAAAAGGCCTTCCTTATCTTACAGACTTTCAAGAAATGTTTGCTATGTATGGAGCAGAGCTTCCTATTAAACAGTATGCAGGTTCAGCTGGAGGTCCGGTAGCAAATGATAAGCTTACCTTTAAGGAATGGGTGGTGCAAGACCCTGTTACAAGAGGTGGTGCCAATGCTCAACAGCTGTATGCAGAATATGAAGAACAGTTTGATAATCCTTTTAATCCAAATCCAACAGAAGATCAAACAAATAGTCAACCTGCTCAAAGAACAGCAGCAGATTTATTTGGAGATATAAATCTTCCTACAGCCAAAAAGGATAAAAGTCCTAATGCTTTACTTAGTAATTTTAATAATAGCTTACTAAGATTTCCAAATACAATAGGTGGTAGATTATTTGGTGATTTATCTAATGCAGCAGTTCAAACAGCTGATATTTTTAATGATATTTACCAGCAAAAAGAATGGAATAATGCTTATGCAGATATGCGTGGTGATGTAGTTGCAGATAATTTATATGGAACTACTACTGATGCATTTAATAAGAGGGGGACTTTTGATGTAAACACCGGACTAATGGGTAGTGAGGGTGATAGAACAACAGGATTATATATGAGTAAAGAAGGTGGTGGTGTAAACAATCCTGGCTTTAAAGCATTGCCTCCAGAAGCACAGCATAACATACTTAGTAATATGGCATATGGTGGAGCTAAAGGAGAAGAAGCATACTTAGCAAATAGAGATAGAGTTATTAAAAGAGAGTTAGCTAAAGCTCAAGATGCTGGAGAAACAAGAAAAGAAAGAAAAGAAAGAATTAAAAACTATGATCATAATTATCTACAAGAGTATATAGAGTTATTTAGAGATAAAAACAAAAATGATAAAACTGCTATAAAAGATATTATGTCTCAAATGGGAGTTACTGAAAATGATACACTGTTTATAGGTAATAGCAATAACTTAAGTGGTGCTAGAATGTTTCCTGAGTTTAAACTACAACAATACTTAGCATCACAAATTGATCCTGAAGCATATAATGCAGGTCAACCTGTTAATGTAAATTATAAAAATAAAGCTCCTTATTATACTTCAGATCCAAGTGAAGATGGTAGATCATATGATTTTAAGACCGCTGATTATTATGATGATGACAATGGTTACATTCATTTGATTAAATCAAAAAAACAAAATGGAGGAGAGCAGACTGTAGAAGTTGATTCAAGAATGTTGGCAAAACTAATTGCAGCTGGAGCTGACATAGAAAAATTATAATTATGGCAAAAATTAAAATAAACAAATTACCGCAAGGTTTCAGCATCCGTAATGGAAAAGTTGTTGAAGATGCAAAGTCTATGAGAGATGGTGGTATGACAACAGGTGATCAAGCTGATTATGGTTTGGTTACAACTCCACAAGCATATTATGGTAGCACTAACTTTAATAATTCACAAGATGAATCTGTTAGATATAGTTTATCTAGTGTACCTAGAGAAGATGCTAACTTAGAAGCAGAAGGTGGAGAAACAGTATTAACTGATTTAAATGATGATGGAACATTTGGTTTATATGATATAACAGGACCAAGACATAGTAGTGGTGGTGTACCAATGTTTTTGCCAGAACAATCTTTTATTTTTTCTGATACAAGAAAACTTAAACTTTCAAAAGATGAAATGAGTGAGTTTGGATTAGGAGGAAGTAGAAAAACCCCAGCTAAAATTTCTAAAAAGTTTGGGTTGCAAGATTATTATGCAGAATTAGATTCACAATATGCAGATAATATTTCTGCTACAAGTGCAGAGCTTATGCTTAAAAAAAATATGAATGATTTATCTAAACTTGCCTTTATACAAGAAGCTAAAAAAGATTTTTCAGATGGGGTGCCTTTAGCATCTCATCCATACTTGGTTTCTATTGGCGAAGACCCAATTGAGTTTACTGCTAAAGTAGAAGAGATATCAAGAAAAGAAGCAGAAGCCAAAGCATTTGCATCATTACCATTAGAGCAACAGCAACAAATAATGATGTTGCAAGAAATGATGGCTCAACAAATGCAACAACAAGATATTCAACAACAAATGCCACAACAAGGAATGCCTGCACCAATGGATGCATTTATGCCACCTGCAGGTGAACCAGGATTAGCTATGGAAAATAATGCTATGATTGGCAATATGGCTCAATTTGGTACTGAGCTGGGTGACTTTTTAATTAAAGCAGGAGAAGGTAAAGAACTAGAAAGCTATCAAAAGAAAGGTGAAACTGCTAGACAGTATTATAAAAGAAAAAATCTTGGTTATCCTAAGAACATGAAAGATGCTACTTGGGATGGTAAAGCTTGGTATTTAGAAGATGGCTCTGATCCTATTCCTAAATCAGAATTGAGAAGACAAGCTATTGCTGCAATTCAAAATGGTCAAGTACCTGAAGAATACAGAATTACAGAAGATGTAACTGAGACAGTAACAGAAACTGAGGCAGAAGCTGTAACAACTGATAAGCAAGTAGGAGCTACTGACAAACAAGTAGAAACTGTTGTAGAGTCTGGTGGTAATAAAAATCCATATGCAGCAGGAAGTGAAAAGGCTAAACAATATGATCAATATATAGCAGATGGATATATTCCTACTGTAGTAAAGAAAGATGGTAAAAACAAAATATCTTTTGTAAGAGAAGCTGTTGATGGTAGAACCATGAAAGAAGGCACTAAAGTACAAGTATTTGATCAAGATAAAATAGCAGGTTCAGGAGCTCTTGCAGATACATATACACCAGATATAAGAACTCAGCAAGAATTAAATGAGGATCCTAATGTAGGTGATATAGCAACTTTTATAAGTGGTAAGTATTCTGGTAATCAATTACCTGATGTTCAAGCTGTAAATACAGATAATTTTGGCTATGGTTCAAATGTTTTTTCTAGTGAGGATTCTGAAAAAGATTTTTATTACAGAAATAAAGCAGTCATTGATGCAATGAAAGAAGAAGAGGGGGTTGACTTTAAGTTTAATATGAAAATGTCAGATCCGGATTATGATAAAAACTGGAGAACATTTCAAAATAAATATGAAGAAAAAAGAAAAGAATACTTTGACAAAAAAGGTGTTCAATATATTCCTTACTTCTTTACAGATGAAGTATTAGCAGAAAGACTTAAAAATGATCCTGCTACATATGATAAGGATGGAGATGGTAAGCTAGATAAAGAATGGAAAAAAAGAAGATTTGATGGTAAGAGAGGTGGTTATACTGTAAATGCTCCTGGTTTTGATATGAACTATCAACCAAGAGATGAGAAGTTTATGGATTTACCAGATGATCCAGAAAAGATTACAAAGAAACCAGCAGTACAACCTAAACCAGAAGTAGATCCACAATGGTGGCAACAAGATATAAATAACCTTATTGCACAAAATAATATAAAAGATAATCTATATCTTCCATTTGCTCCAGTATTAGAGGATCAAAAAATTGATTATGTATTAGATGACTATACTGGTAGAGTAAATGCTAATCTTGCTGCTCAAAATACAATGGCGCAGGCACTAGGTGCTTATGGTCCACAGGCAATTGCACGTAGTAACATTCAAGGTAAAACTTTAGATGCTAATGCTAAAGCTATTAATCAAGTTAATCAGAACAATGTCAGAACTATGAATCAAGTTGCAACTATGCAGCCTCAGTTAGACATGAAAGTTGATCAGTTAAATAATGCAACAACCAAAAAACTATATGATGATACAGTTACTGCATTGCAAAATGCCGATAACTTTAAGAATTGGCAAACTGCAAAAACAAATGAGTTATATAATGCAGGACTTACCAATATGGCTAATACATATAATATGAATCAACTGTATGATTATTATAATGTTAATCCATCTAGAGCAGGTATAGTAGAATTTGGTCCAAATGGCAAAAAATTAATGAAAGATAATCAAGGAGATCAAGTTCAATCAAATATAGAAAAGTGGCAAAGACTGCAAGAACTTGTTGGTAAAGATGAAAAGGGTAATCAAAGGGAAGTTACAGAAAGCATGTGGGAAAGAATATATGGTCCTGTAAGTTCTTCTACTAATACTCAAAGAACATATGGTCAAAATGAACTTAACACTCAAGGAGCACCAGTAGGATATGATGCAGCTAGGAATACAATAACTAGATCACAAAAAGGAAAAGAAATAAAAAAGTTATCAAAGTGGGCAGTACCATTTTACAGTGGTAAGATGGGAATGTAAACCTAAAGGGTTTATACAAAACACTTTGTAAACTTATATAATTATATTAATTTTACATTATGGCAACATACGTTAAAGGAGCAGATACTTATTTACCAGACATTAAACCGTTTACACCGGATTATAAATTCTTGTCTGCTGTTCTACAAACTAGAACTGATAAGTATGATGCTAATTACAAAGCTACAAATGACTTATATAATAAAGTTGTTTATGCAGACTTATCAAGAGAAGATACTAAAGAGAGGAGAGATCAATATGCTGAGCAAATTGCTCCTCAAATAGAACAAATATCAGGATTAGATTTATCATTAGCTTCTAATGTAGATGCGGCTAAAAGTGTTTTTGCACCATTCTATGAAGATGATATTACTGTAAAGGATATGGTCTATACCTCAAGGTTTAGAGATCAATCACAAAGAGCACAGAACTTATTAAATTCTCCTGATCAAACGGTACAAGAAAAATACTGGGATGTTGGAATGAGAGGCATGCAATATAAAATGGATGAGTTTATTAATTCTGATCCAGAAGATGCATTAAGAATGTCTTTGCCTGATTATGTGCCTAAAGCTAACTTATTTAAAATGAGTCAGCAAATGTTGGCTAACATGGATCCACCATTGAAAATGAAAATGGATAGGTTTGCTAAAGTACCAAACCCAAACTTTGATCCTAATAAACCTGTATCACGTGAAAATAGAAAAGAAATAGCCAACACTGATTGGATTATTACTGAACAAAATGGTTCTTTGGTTACTGGTGCAGCACTACAACAGATTAGAAATAACCTATTAGATAATCCTTCTGTACAAAAAGCTTATCAAATGGAAGCTTATGTTGCAGGGATGGACTTTGCAACTGATGCTGTTAATAATGGTGCAGCTGCATCTCTTAGTAACGGTCAAGAAATGTGGGCCAATGAAACTATTAGAAGAATAGAAGCTAGAAATTCTGCTGAGTTAAATAATGATGTAGAAGCATTACGTAAAGCAGAAAATTCTGCTGTTACATGGTCTAACTATAAAGCTAAAAATGGTATTGTACCGGGTAGTGGTCTTGATAAACTAGACAGAGAGCAACTATCTGATATAGAAAAGTATAAATTAGATATAGAAGCTAAAAAACAAATAGCACAAGAAGTCAATAGACCTACTCCTACAAATCAGAATGTTATAAATAAAGCATATAACTTGTATATGCAAAGTAACATTATAGATGATATGAAAGAATCTGCTCAAGCATGGAGTGCTAGAGACTATATCTTTGAAATGAAACCTAATGAATTTGCTGTTAAGGAAAAGGAGTTTAAATATAACATGGCAGAAATTCAAGCACGTGCTACTAATGAATTTAACCTTGCAGCATATAAAGCAAATAGAAAAGATGATAATACTTTATTAGAGAAAGGGTATAAGTATGACAAGGAAGGAAACCTTGTTGCATTACCTTGGGCTGAAGGATCTGCTGCTGCTGGTGGTGGTTTTTTTGGTGATTTAGCATCTATGTTAAATGAACCTGTGTTTAGTCTTTCAGATGCAAATACTATAACTGGTGCAGTAGATGAAGATGGTAATTTTACGGCTAATTCAGATATTGTAGGAACTACACAAAAAGCTTATGCGGAACATTTACAGTCTACTGCTGTAGATTATGTTGGAGCAATATTGGGTACAGATAACCAAAGCGGAATGCTGCAGCTAATGTACCCTAAAGGAAATACAAATGCTGAAGATCAAACCTATAGTATAAATATTAAAGGCAGAGGAGAAGTAAATGGAAGTATTAGTGATTTAAGAAGAATATTAAGTACTCCTGCTAATTCAGATGGAACTGGAGGGTTAAAATATATAGATGCTATCAAAGAATTATATAATACAAATAAAGCTGCATTTATAGATACTAGACAGGTAACTAAAGATAATATACCTACTACTCAAGATCAGTCAACACAATATGATGCTTTGTATAATAGAATGGTTGGGGTTAATGGTATAGATACAAAAGCAAAAGCAGGTGATATAATTATTCAAGAAGCATATAGAACATATAAAGAGGCTTATGATAACAATGATGTTTTGAATACTGTTACATCTGGGTCTACTGAAGCTACAAATATAAAAGGCATGTTAGAAGCTGGTATGCCAGGTTTGTTTGATGAGAATGGTGTACCTTATGGTTCTAGAGAGGCTCATTATCAAGAAGCTTTAAAAAGGGCTAGAGCAGGTGAGTTAATTAATACAGATCAATCATGGGTTGTTGATGGCGGTACTGATAAAAACTATAAGTTCAAATTTACAATGAGCAGAAATGACATGGTAAAAGTTAGAGAGGCTTTTAATAGTTCTACGCCTTTGTTCTATGTAGATAGTCCAGATCAAGATGGAACAATGTTTACAACAGAAAATACAGGAAAACCTGCTGTACAAGCAATAAGAGGTGATAGACCTATAAACATACCCCACGTTGCAAGACGCATTAACAAAGAAGAAATTAGAGACGAGGCAAACAAAGTTTATGATGCTTTGGCATTAGAATTAAATGCTGCTTTAACAGATCAAAGAGATGCTAACACTGCGTCAGCTTCATTTGAATCTATTAAGAATGGTGTCCAAGGTGGCTATGCAGATATAGTAAATAATCCTACATATACATATGAATTTAATCCGTTATCACCAAGCCCCAATGCATTTGGAGAAATGCAAAACATGCTTGGTCAATTAAAGTACTTAAAAGAAAACGGTATTCCATTTGGTATAGGTACTGGTACATTGAAAAATGAAGATCAACTTCTACAGAGAGATGGTCTTGGTACTAAGGTTTTGGATCTATTAATAAAAGATACACAAACTTGGCTTAATAATCCTAAAAGATCTAATACAGCAGCAATTGCTCCTATATTTAGACTTTCATACAAATCTGTTTTTGATATAGCATCTAAGGCAGACAAAACGCATGCTGGTTTTGAAATAGATAATATGTCTGAATGGTTAGCTTCAAAAGTAAAAGGACCAACATCAGACGTTACAAAACAATTTGGTGCATTAACTACTGATGACATTGCTTTATTAAAAGGAGCCGGTGAGGATGATCAAGGAACGGGTATATTTCTTGTCTTTGATCAAAAGTATGATCTAAACCCTAAAGCTAGAAAAAATGATTATTTTTCTTCTACTGAAATGGATATATTAGGAGGAGATAATAGTACTTATCATGATTATGTTGTTCCTAATGATGATGGAATTACAAATACAGGTACTTTTAGAATTACTAAAAATGGAACCGGTGACTATGATATGATATATGAAATTAATAGATATAATCCTAAGCCAACAGATCCAGCTGAACAAGCTAATTGGACTGAATATACAACTTCAACTGGCTCAGAGAAAATGGATTTTAGCCAAGGTTTAATGGGTATTGATCAGCAAACAATGAAGATGCAGGAACTCTTAGAAAATATTAGAACTAATAATAGAGCTTTGCAGAAAAAAGATAAAGCTATACACGGTAAATAATAAATCAAAATTAGATGGAAAACGAATCTAACAAGCCATTACAGCAAGAGATTAGAAATCAAGAAAGACCTGCCCCAAGCATTATACCTGAAGGGCAGTTCCGCTTTGAGCCTATGGCAGAAATGTTTGAAACTCCTGAAGAAAACTTTAATGACTATTTGCTAAGTAGTGGTTTAGCAGCAGATGATATTTCCGGTGTTAATGAATATAAAGCAGATATAGATAAGTATGGTATAGGTGCTATGGCTTCATTAGGAGTTGGTGTACCTAGTTTTGCAACTGATACATATAATCCAATAACTCAAGATATACCTAAAGAAAATGACTATACAAAAGTTAAGAACGTATTAACTTTAGATCCAAAACCATTTGTTGATAGCAAGATAACTCCTGTTTTTTCTGGTATGAGGCAGGGTCAATTTTTGAGATATTATAATCATCCTGAATTTGATAAGTTAGGTTATACACCATATTCTAATATGGAAAACTTTTATAATGCAAACTCTACTATCTGGGATGACATGGCTAGAATGAGAGGTCAATGGATGTCTCTTGCTGGCACTGGTTTAAACTCTGTATATGAGTTTGCTACAGGAGGAGATTACTTAGCTCCTGATTTTGAATCTGCAACTGAGTTTGAAGATACCATGGGAATTGCTTCATCAACCAGAGGAGGTGCTGGTGCTTTCTTTAATAATTTAGCAGCTAACTCTGCATATACATTTGGTATATTAAGTTCTATTGTTGTTGAAGAAATTATCCTAGCTGGTATTTCTGGTTTATCTGGAGGTACCCTTGCTCCAGCTGCTGGTGCAAAAACTGTTGCAAATGTTGCTAAAGCAGGAAAAGCTATATACAGTTTTAGCAAACTGTTTGATAGAACAAGAAAGATACTTCAAAAAGCAAAACAGCTTGAAACAGCAAGAGATTTTTATAATGCTTCTGTTACAGGTGGAAAAATGGTGATTAATACATTAGGAAAAGGGTTTACACCAAACACAGTAAAAGCATTCCAAAACATGAAGACAGCACAAAATGCTGGGCAAAACATGACTAATCTTGCTAAAATGAGTTCTGGCTTTGGTGGTTTCTATAGAGATCTTAGAGCTGTAAATTTAGCAATGGCTGAAAGTAAATTGGAATCAGGTATGGTTTACAACAAGGTTCTTAAGCAAGGTCTTACAGATGCTAATAACTTTAGTGGCGGACAAGGTATTACTGATGGTAGAGATGTATCTAATGCTGCTAATCAAGCTGCATTTAAAACATTATTGGGTAATGCACCTCTTATATATGCTAGTAACTGGTTTGTTATTGGTAATGCTATGGGTGGTTTTCAAAGAGGAATACAAAGGACTTTGGGTTCTACATTTCAGAAAGGCATAAATAAAAATATTGTTAACACCGCAGGTAAAAAAGTTATCAATGGTGCAGGTGAAGTAATTAAAAGCCCATTTAAATATGTAAGTGGTGGATTCAAAAACACTTTAGCAAAAGTTAAAGCAGGAGGTTTTAAAGGTATTGTTGGTTCGGGTGGTATAGCTATGCTTGATTATTTTGCAGCCAATGTTGCTGAAGGTATACAAGAAATTGGACAGGAAGCTATTTCTGCAGCAACAGTAGGTTACTATACAGAAGTACTTAACAATCCAGCTCAAGGTGGTGAAGCACTTAAAAATCAAATGATACTATCAGCAATGGGTGATCAGTTTTCATCTGAGGGAGCAGGTGTGTTTTTATCTGGTTTTTTAATGGGTGGTTTAGTGCAAGGTCCTCAAAAGTTATTCTTTCAAGGTATACCTTCTATATATAACTATGGTCTTCAGGAAGCAGGTATAGGTTTAGCAACTAAGTCTCAAAAGGAAGCATATACAGAGTACAAGACTAATAGAGAAAATATGATTCAAAAAGTTGTAGAATCATATAATAAATCTTGGGATGCGCAAGCAATAGATCCTTCTAGTTTATTTGATGTAAACAGATTAAACTTTATGATTCAGAAAGAAGCAGCTGAAAACATAAAGGGTGCTCTTGATATATTTAATTTTGTTGATAGTGCTGATAGAGCTAAATTCCAACAATACTATACAATGTTTGCTGGTAATGGGTCACAACACTTTAAAGATCAATTAAGAGGGTTTTTAGAATTAACAGATGAAGAGTTAGCTCAAGCATTTCCAGGCGTATCTAATAAAGATAAAAAAGATGGTAAGCTAAGAGGACGTATTAATGATATGCTTGTGGGTATTGATAAGATGGAGGAGTCTTATAATTTAAACAAGGATAAATATAAAAACCCTTTTAACAAAAATAAATTTAATCCTAAGACTCAACAAAGAGAATACATTAGAGAAATGTTAAATGAAGAAGCATATGAACATGTGCGTTATTTATATATGTTTACTAATGATGGATTTACAAGAGCATTAGAAAGAGCAGATAGTATCTACACTAAATTACAATCTGATCCGCTATTTGATAAAATGTCAGCAAATGATATAACAAACTTGCTTGATGAAAAATCAATTCAGAATGAAATAGATATGCTTAACCTTGAGATTATTGCAACTGAAGGTTCAGATAAAGGTATTGGAGAATCTAATAAAACAAAAAAAGAAAAAATAAAAAGACTAAAAGCCATTCAAAAAATCATTACTGATCCAAAGAATAGATTTAAGAATGGAACCTTTAAAAGAAACAAACTTTTAAAAGGAAAGCTTAGAACTGAATTTAGAAACTATGTAAGATTCATGGCATCTGCTGCTGGTACATTTGCTGATGAATCAAAAATAGATGCAGCTCTTGAGCAAATTGTTGACTACGGTGCTTTAAAAGGAAGAGCACGTGTATATGATAAAGCTATTCAATACATGCAAAATCCAGAAAAGTTTTCTGAGATTCAACAAAGACAATACGAAGTAAACAAAGAGATTTATAATCAGCGTTCTAAGATAACTGAAGCAATGTTAAAGCAGTATGTAAGTATTGTTGAGGCAAATGAATTAATAAATCAGTTAGGTAAAATGGGCGTATACCCGGCTATTTCACAAACAAAAATGTTTTTGGAAACAGGTAATGTAACATTTTTACAGGACTTCTATGATGATAATGGTAAGGTTGTACCAGAAGTACATTCAGTATTATTTAAACAAATTCAAAGTCACCTAAACGTTTATAAAGAAACTAGAGCAGAAAGCACTCAACCTGAAGAAGTAAAAACAGAAGAAGAAATATCTATTGAAGAAAGTGAAGAAACTAGATCTGCACTAGATATGCTTTTAGATAAAGCGGGAATAGATATTAAAATTGATGTAAGTGTTAATAGCCCTTTATTAGTCAATGCTTTAAAAAGAAGTTATAATAAATATAGAGCAAAACAAGCAAGATTAGGACAGCCTATTTTAGATAGCACTGAATGGATGAATACTGCAGAAGCAGTGAATATTAGAAATGTTGTTAATGCTATAAAAAAGGTTTGGGCATCAGGAAAACCTGAAGTAAATGTTGAGGGCATATTAGAGTTTATCAATCCGCTTGAAAAAGATGTAATAAAAAATGATACCGGATTTGAAGAGTTTCTACAAGACCCTGAAGTTTTAATTAACAACCCTGTTATAACATCAATACTAAATCAATCAGGTGTTGAAATGTCTGATATTGTTGAAAGTAAGGATGTTAGTTTAGAAGAAGGGCAAGCGCTAGAAGATACACCTCAAAGAGTTTTCTATAAAGAAGGTGTTACTGCAGATATATATAAGATATCAGTAGTAGATAACCAAACAGGAGAAATTGTTGAAATGTATAAACTCCTGGATAAAAAAGGGAATGAGTTATCAGATGATATCTTAGACTTTATAGATACAAATTTTAAATCAGTACAAGGAGTATTTTTATCTGGACAAGGTAAAACAGCTAAACAAGCATTAGAATCTTTGAATGCAAATCTAGTAGACTCCACAACTCCATTTAGTTTTGATGGTGTTGATGGATTAACATATGGACAAATAGTATACAAAGATGGTGTAAAATATATAGTTGTTCAAGATCCAAGGTTTTCTAAAAAGTATGGAGAAAATCAAAAGCTTAAAGTAATTAAAGAATCTGATAATACAGGTCCTATTTCAGAAAGAAAGTTTTTGTTTATTCCACAAGGTGAGTTTAATGGCAAGTTTACTTTAGAAGAAACTACATTTAACTTGATTCCGGATACAGTAACTAAGATTCAATTAAAAGATTTAACTTCATTCTATCCTCATGTAAACTATACTGAAGGTGGTGTGGGTACTGATAATGCTAAAGCAATAGAAAGATATAATGCTATTCTTAGTTTGCTTTCTCCTGAAGAAATAGCAGGATTGCAATTGGTTGTTATGAGAACTTCTGATGGCGGTAACAATACAGGTGCTTATGTTGCTAAAAATAGAGATGGTGAAATATATAAAGAAGCAAACCCATTAATAGATAGATTAGTAAGTAAATACGTCATTGGTATAAGAGCAGCTACATCTGATTTACGTGATAGTATTAACATAAAACTAGTTGAGATGGGCATTGAACCATCCAATAGTGAGGAAGGAATTTTTGCTTATATAAACAATGAATCTTTTTTAATTAGAGATCAACGTACAAACAGTCCTATAGATCCTAGATCTATGACTAGAGAACAAGCAAGCAATGTTATACTAGCAGAAAAAGGATTAAACAAAGAACAAAAAGCTGAAGCACTAGAGAAAGTGCACAGAGCGTTTGCAATAAATGCATTAATTGTACAAACATTTGATAATTTAAATATAGGTAGTGAGCCTTCATATTTTATGGCAGACTCTAAGGAGCTTCCTTTTAATATAAACTTAGTAGCCGGGGGTGGTCAAGTTGCATATGCTAAATCTAGAGAAACGGTTTATCCTATATCAATGGATGCATTGCAGTACAATACAGCAGATCAAGAAGGTAACTTATTTGTATTTGATTTAAAATATGATAAAGAGACAGGTAAAAGAATTTATGACTTTACTACTAATTTAAAAGGTAAAGAAAGAGAGGCTTTAGAAGAAGCAATAGAGCAACAACTTAGAATGCAGAATCAGTGGGATAACTTACTGGATGCAGGAAAGGGTACTGACAGATATCTAGCTATGGTTAGGTTGCCAAATGGTACATACGCAAAAGTAAATTTAAAACCGGTTGAATATACTAATACTGAATTACAAGAATTATATGTAGATGTAGTTGAGGCAGCTAAAAGAATAGGTGCTATAAAAGATTCAGAAAAAAGTATGGAAGAAGCTGCAAAGTATAATGCAGAATTAAATGAAAGATTGTTTTTAAGTAGTTATTCGGGTAACTTAATAGAGTTAAATGTAGGACCTGACGGATCTATTTTTATTTCTTTAGATAATACAAGCACTAAAACAAGTTTAAATGTTGGTCTAAAACCAGAAGAAGTTGAAGCAAAAGAGTTTGCTAAAGATGTATTTGAAGACTTACTTGCAAAGTATAATCAAGATAAAACAGTAGATGATTTAAATGCAGGATTAAAAAATAAAAACTTTAGAAAATCTTTTGCAACAGGTGTATCTCCTGATGTAATATATGAAAATAGTACTACTGAAGTTTTACCACAAGTAGTAAAAAATCAAACAGCAGAAGTTTCTGCTTCATCAGATTCTATACAATTATCACGTGATATTGCATATATTCCTAATACAGATAAAAGCAATGAGTTAGAAATGGAATCAGCAGTAGGTAGAGATAGACCTACATCTGCAGAAGCAGAGGATTCCGTATCTGATATGGAAGAAGCTGAGTTTGATAAAATGGTAGATGATGTATCTAATAATAACTTTGGAGAATATCAAGAAAATATTGATCACATTTCTAATGCAATACTCAGAGGGATTGAATTAACTGAAAGAGAAAAAGAGTTAATGAAAGACTCAAACTTTAAACAGTTAGTTAACCTTATGGTGATTAAAGGTGGAGGAGCCGGTGCACTAGCTGTAGAAAAATCAGAAAAAGAAACTACTCTTGATAGTGTAAAAAATGAGCTTAGTGCTTTAAAGCAGAAGCTAGAAGAAGGCCTAACTACCAAGAAGGATAAAATAAAAGCTATTAAAGAAAGCAAGGAGTACCAAGATTTATTAGCTAAAAGAAAAAAACTAGAAAGAGGAGCTAATAAGCTAGTACAAGCAACATCAGAAGTAGAGCGTATAGAAGACTACAATGAGTTTTTAGATTGGGCTAATGATAATTTACCAGATATAATTGGTGTAGAAGATCTTTTGGTTCTTGCTGACAATGGTATTTCTAAAGGATATGAAAGAGTAGGTTCTTTTGTATTAAATTTAGATAGGGTAGCTAATGGAGTAGATGTAAACGGTATTATATATACAAGCCCATTAAGCCCTTATAAATACCATGAGGCATTCCATAGTATATTTAGAACAGTTCTTACTCAAGGGCAGATTGATAGATATAGAAGCATTGCTAAAAAAGAATTAAAAGCCAAGTATGGATCTAAGTATAAAATAGAATTAGAAAAGTTTAAGAATTCAGCTGAGCAATATAAAGAAATGTCTCAACTTGAGTTAGAAAATGAGTTTGCTGAAGAATATATGGCGGATGAATTTGATGCATTCAAAATGAATCCAAGAAGCTCAAAAATAGATACAGAAATAAAATCATTTTTTACTAAGTTAATAGAGTGGATTAAAGCTGTATTTTCTAAGTACTCTTCTACAGAGTTACTAACGTTATATGAAAATATAGATTCAGGTAAATTTAAAAATGCCCCTGTACAACTTAATGAATTTACACAACTTGATGACTCTTTAAGCGGTGCGTTTAGTATTGCCAATGCATTAGTTAGATATGACACAGCATCTAAAGCTGTAGAAAATGGTGAGCCTGCAGGAGAGCTATATGTTGACTCAGATGTAATAGATCCTTTAATTAGATCTATGGCTGGTATGTTTATAAATAGAGTAAATGAATTATCATTAACTGAGAAGTCATATAACCCTACAAAAGTATATAATGATCTTGAAACAGATTTCATGATTATGCTTGATCCAGAGGGAGAAGCCAACAAAGGTTTTTCTGGAACAAAGAAAGCATATCTTGAACAAATTGATATGGCATTTATAAATTATCCTGAAGACATTAAAAAAGAAGTGTTTGCTTTGATTAATGTTATTTCTGATATGGATCAGGCTAATCAATTAAAAATAGAAAATGTTGAAGAGACTTCAGGTATAAGAAGTACAAGTGACTTTAATAAAGATGCAGCAGAGATAGGTGGTTTTAACTCTTTATCATATAAAGTAAGATCATATATAGCTACTACAACAATGGTTGATACTGACTTCTTTGGTAAGACAGAATTAACTGAGGGTGAAGCATTGATTGTTCCTGTTAAATTTCAAGAAGCATATACTAGCTTATTAAAATCAGTTTCAAATGAAAGTGATCCTGTAGTTATGCTTAAAAGAATGTATGCATATTCTAGATTAAATCCACAAGGTAAGGCGGTTGTAGATAAATTATTTAATGATACGGGATTAACAATAGAAGGTCTAACATCAGAGCAACCATTTAAAGATGTTAAAGATGGTTCATTATTGATATCAATATTAAAAGGATTTGAAAACTACAAGGTTGATTATCTATTTAATGAAAGAGATGGTAATGGTAACTTATTAGTATATACTGCATCTGAAAGAGATGATATTAATGCTCAGTTAGATGAATGGGCTCAAGCATACATAACAAAAAGAAAACTTGCTGCAGCTAACCCTAAGAGATTAAAGCAATTCTTAAGCCTTACTAAAGATATGAAAGAGGCAATGACTTCATATCCAGAGTCAACATCTTTAGCATATCAAATGTCTAGAGAGTTTTCTCAACGCATGTTTGATCTAATAGGTATTAGATTAAGCCCTAACTACATTGCATATAGTATTGCTAAATCTAAAACAGAAGCTGACTTAAAAAACAGTCCTGAATTAAAAGCATTGTCAGATGGATATACAGAGGAACCAATAACAAATGATTTATTAGATCAATTATATTCTGGGTTTAGTACAAATGCAAATATATATTCCACTAAACAGGATGGTATGGCATCAAGACTTACTAAGCTTAGTATTTCTAATGCTGCATTTGATGAAACAATTGGATCATCAACATTTATAAATCCTAATGGTGATATTGTATATGCTCATCAATTACCTACATATCATTTAAAAAGCATTGGGTCATTAAATAACAGATCTAAAATTGAACAATTAAAAAGTGAAGACTTTTTATCAAATAATTATTTGCTTAATAGTGAAGCATTTTTAAACTTATCTGATCAGAATAGACTAAAAGTAATAAGAGTTGCTGGTAGTAAAATTAAAGAGCAAATTACAAACGCTGAAAATGATCAAGCTGTTGAAGATATATTAAATGAATCTATATCAAAAAATAAATCAACACAAAGTTTTGGAGAGTTTACGCCACAAGAGTTTGCTATAGCTATTATAAACAACTATGTTTCTAATTTTAACAGAAGAACGGGTAGAGTTGAAACTGTAGAAGGAAAAGGCGGCCAACAAGTTGCAATGGCTCCTGTATTTTTAAGAGTAATGGAAGCAGCTAACACTGGAGACCTAACAAGTTTGCCTGTTATTAAAGCAGTTACTGAAGTTAACGGTAATGTTGTTCTTACACCAGAAGCTATTAATGTATTTATAAATAGCATAGAGGCTGAGTTTGATAGAATTAGCAAAGAAACATTAGCATTTGAAAATGCACCTGGTGATATTCAAGGATTTAATAATGAAAAAAGTGATAGGTCTGATAAAGGCAGAGCATTCAAATTTACTAATAATGGATTATTGCTTTCTGAATCAACCAAAAAAGCATTAATACAAGTTGCTATTGATAAAGCTAAACAAGGAGAGACGGTTTCTTTTAAACAAGCTGTGTCACTAGCTGTAGGTGTAACAAATGCATCTATTAGATCAGAAGTTAATAAAAGCTTAGAGCAAAGCTTTAAAGAATTTGATGATGTGATTACATCATTAAAAGCAAAAGATAATCTTTCTACGCAAGTATTAAACGGATTAACTATTGCATCTGGTGTTTCTAGAGGTGCTGTTGAATTATCACAACTTAAGTTAAATCTTACAAATGATTCAGCATATAACTTAAAACAAATATTTTTTAACAACTATATCAATTCTAAGTCAATGAATGATTTACTGCTTGGTGATCAAGCTGTATCTTTAAAAGACATGGTTGATAAAGTTAAAAGAGCAAAACTACAGAATGCCGCATACTATAGTGCCTATAGTGAAATTACGGATCTTAATAAAGGTATTACTCATTCTAGTACTAATTTTGATTTATATCCTTTCCAAGATCCAACAGCTAAGTCTGATTTTACAGGTAATGATATTGAATTAGCAGATGCTCAAGTTTATATTACTACAAAAGGTATAAGATATTCTACTTTTGCATTTGGTAGATTAAGTCCTGCAATGGCAAGTATGCTAGATAGCATTGATAAGGGTGAGTCTATAAATGCTGATAGAGCATGGGGTTCTGCTGAAAACTCTATTAATTTAGCAAAGCAACAGGACTTTATAAACTCTAAGAAGTTTGTATATATGGATGGTAAAACTGCTTTAAAAATGTCAGTTACCGTTTTAACAAAAGAGTATACATCCAACTATAATCAAAAAACAGGTACGTGGGAGGCTAAACCTAACATGCAACAGCTTCATTATTTACGTGAACAAATGGAAGCTAATGAAGAAGCAAATAAAAACTTTGCAATGGCGGCTCCAGTTTCAGCAATAAAAATGCTAAAACAGGGGATTAATTTACTTGAGTCAAATGTATTTGATACAACACAAGATTTGCAATCTATTAATTTAGACACATCTTACTTGGGTCTTCAAGTTGTAAACCCTTCTAACAAGATTATAGTAACTGATATGAACCAAATCAAGGAGCTTATAACTTCTGAACAAAGTGATGATGTAGAAATTACTATAGAAGGAAGCCCTGAGTTAAATACTGTAGGAAAAGTAAGAGACGCATACAACAAAGCAGTAGGAGAAAGAGTAACTTTAAAATACAAAAACAAAAGAAATTTAGTATTTAGTTTTGACACGGCACTTGATGAGTTAGAATTATCAAAAGAAAAAGGAGCCATTACCCCAAATCTTGCTGCATTTTTATTAGAAGCACAAAAAGGTCTTATGGCTTCAGGAGCTGCATCAAACTTACTTGAGTTCTTTGGAGTTGAAGATGGTGTTCAAAAGTATAATTTAAACAGTCCGGTAACAGCTAAAAAGTTTGAACAACTTTTCTTGACTTATTTTAGCAAAGGCACACTAAGAGAAAAAGTACCTGGTACTTCAGTTGCATTACTATCTTCATTTGGTCATAAGGTTTACAGACGTGTATATGAAATGAAAAACGGTATGCCTATTAGATCTGAGATTGTAAGAGAAAGTTCTTATAATGGAGAGAGCCTAGAAAATATAAATGATCTTGTTGATGGTAAACATGATGGCATTCTTGTTCTTGATGTTCTTAGAACAGGGGTTATGGAATACCAAAATGATGATGTTGTAAATGGGGAGCCTACAGGAGTAAGATATAGTGAAACTATTATGCCTCCTATGGATAGAAATGTAATGGAGTTAATTCAAGAAAATTCAAATGCTTCAATACCAGATGCAGTAGCCAAGTTGTTTGGAGTACGTATACCAACACAAGATAAACATTCAGCTGTAAACATAAGAGTTGTTGATTTTATGCCTGTATATTATGGTTCAACAGCTATATTTCCAAAAGAACTTGTAGAAATATCAGGAGCGGATTTTGATATTGATAAAGTATATGCATTGGCAAAAGAGTACTATTTAGATAGCAATAAAGAATTTAAAGCTTACGGTTCTGGTAATTCTTATTTTGAGTATATAAAGTACATGAATCAAAAAGCTTCTGAACCTAATAATATTTATAGTACATCATCTTCTTTATACAAGGAGGAAACCTTGGCTATTAGAAGGGAAAACTCTTTGAGTGATTCTGAACAAAATAGAGTTACAGATAAACAAGGTGTAAACAGTATATCAGAAGAAGCTCTTAGAGCAATGTTAATATTGGGTCTTCCTGTTACTAAAAAACAATTTGAAGAATATTCTAAAAAGTTTGGATCACCTAATGAGGCGGTTTTAAACAATAACATTTTAGATTATAGATATGTATTAGCAGGTAATACTGGTGTAACAGGTGAAACACTAAAGACTATTGATCAAGATGCTGGTGAAGGTAAGTCTGATTTACCTATTGCTTATCAAGCAGCTGACTTAAAAATATTAGAGGATTTATTTGATGAGCTTTCTAATGTTGAGGGTATAGAATTATTTGCAAGCAGAAAGGATTCTGATGTAGATATTGACACACTTCATGGAATGATAAAAGCCTTTGAAGCAAACAAAGGAGCTGCAATTGGTGCTATTGTTAAACCTAATTTAGCTTTAAGTTTATTGCGTGAGTACAATATTAAATTAGCTAGACCTATAAAATTTAATAATAATACATATGATGGGTTTACTAAAGACAAAATAAATGGTGAAAGAATACAAGATATTATTTCTACTCTAGTAACAATGGAAACTGATAATGCTAAAGAACGTTTAATAGCAAAGTTTGGACTTAATATTCATGCTGTTGGTTTAGTTGGTAATATGGTTTCATTGGGGATCCCACTAAGAACTTCAATTTTATTAGTAAATTCTGCTGAAATAAGAGACTTGTATGATCAAGCTTTAAATAAAGAGGACAAATTTGATGCAGGTTTAGATACTCTTTTAACAAAACGTATTGGATCTTTAGCCTCATTAGTTGCTAAGGAAAAAGAAGGTGGCAATAAACCACCATTTGTAAAACTATCAGATGAGTTTTTAGAGACAGCTGTAGACAGCACTGAAGATTTAACTAATAATGAAAGACTTCAAATACTATTTTTATTTGAAAGACTTAATAACATTAAAAACTTTACAGGTAAAATAAATAAAGTAACAAGTCTTACTCAAGGTCTACCTAGTTCAATACCAGAAATGAAAGATGCTATTGAGACAATTACTAGTTTGTTTGATAAGGAAGCACCTATGAATATCAGACCTATTTATGGTAAGAATAGCAAAACTTGGCAGAGTACTTATTTAGAAATATTTGGTCAAATACATAATGATCTTTTACCTAACACTATTTTAACTATGAGTCAGGACTTTAATGATATACTAGAGCCTACTTATAATCAAATGAATGTTGACTCAAGAGGTTTTGATAATGTAGCAAAAAATGGTATTGAACAAGATCTATTATCTTATTTAACAATTAAGTCATACCAACATCTTCTTAATAATAGCTCTGGTAATTCTTCTGTAGAAAACACATTGCTTTATCCTGGTCCTGTAGGTACAACTAACTTATCATTGATTAAAAAAATTGAAGATTTACAATTGCTAAGAGCTGAACAAGGTGCAGAGCCTAATTACTTCTTAGATAATTTTGTAGGTACTCAATATGCCGGAACTCAGGGTAATAACACAGGAATGAATTTAGTAAAAGCGGATACATGGAGAAGACTTAATGCATCTAATAAACTTGATTTACAAACATCCTTTGCAAAACTATATGGTTCACTTGAGACAAGAGAAATAGCTGAAGACATTCTGCATTACATGATGGTTAAAGATGGATTGCAGCTTAAGTATGGAAGTCTTATGAGTGCAATGAGTCCTTTTATTATGAATAAATATCTTAAGAATGTTGGTTCTGTAGAAGCTGCACTTAAAGGACAAGTAGAATTTGAAAGTGTCTTTGGTATCTCTAAAGAAGAAGTGATGAAAGATTTTAAATATGGATACTTACAATCTAATGTTGTAGGACCATTGCTTGTCACTTATGATGCTTCTAGTCTTGATGAAGGCTTTACTTTTGACCCAGTTTCTAGACCTAATAAGTTTACTATTACTTCTGAGAGTTTTGAACATGTAAATGCAAAAGAGTTTGTAAGGGTTAAAGTTGAAAGACAAGGTAGAGATTTCTATGTTTTGTTTAGATTGCTTGCTAAAGATAATCCTAATGCAAAGGTAACTGAATACTTAGAAGTTCCTTCTATGGGTTCTAATCAACAATTTGGTGGTGGTTTTGTAGGAGGACCTAGACTTACATATGATCAAGCAAGAAATGTAGGCAAAGGAACTACACAAAATAGTTTACCTCAAGATAGAGCTGCACAACTAGAACAACCAGCACAACAAACTAGTGAGGTTGAGTATCCTGTTGATACTAATCTTGGAGCTATACTAGAAGTTAATGAAGTATTAAACTCTGACTCAGCAATAGTTAATCAAACTACAGATTCTGTAACAGTTAAAGCAGATATAGATGCAGCAGAAACAAATATATCTGATATGGCAAAAATAATGGCTGAGTTGTCTGCTAACACAGATAGTGCTATATTTGATGAGACAGGAAATGCTATTATAGAAGATACTGATATGAGCATTCCAGAAGCTACAGAACTTGAACAACAAGAGCAAGAACAACTAGAACTTGATCTTTTTGCTTCAGAAGAAATTTCAGAAGCTTCAAGTTTAGTAGAATGGTGGGATGCAAATGTAGAAGGTAATAGTGCTGCTTTAGAAAAGCTTTCTGGAGAAAATATAAAAACACTTGATGATGCAATAGCTTTATACGGTGATTTATTTTCACAAACAGAAGAGGGAGAACAAGAAATAATTGAGAGACTTAAATGTCTTATATAATTAAACAATAATCAAATGGCTAAATGTTATAATAGAAATGATCCGGGATACCAAGCATTAAAGGATGAATATGGTACTGATATCAAAACATCTAAAGTTATTAGTGACTGGCAACGTGTTAATGATTCTGATGCGTTTCCTAGTGTTGTCCAAGCTCAGACTATGGTTAAAGACCAAGATATTGCATTCTCATTAAAAAGAAAAGCATTTGGAGAAAGCGTGCTCAATAATTTAAGAAGAGAAAGAATAGGTAGCAATTTAGCAGGGCAGTTTTTAATTAATAATTCAAATCCTCAGACATTATCATATGATGAAGCTTTTTTACAAAGTAATCTAAAAAGGTTTTACAGATACTTAGAAATTAATAACATACCAAAAGATTCATTTACAGTAACAAGAACGCCAAAAAGCTATAAGATTGAACCTAACAATAATATGTTCTCTGCTAGAGATATACTTGAAAGTTCAAGATCATGGGACACCAATAGATCAAGAGCGGTTGTTATGCATCTTAAAAGAATGTTTCCACAGATACAAGTTAAAATGTTATCTGTTGCACAAGCAAGAGTAATGTATGAATCATTACCAAAAACTAAAACCAATAACGTTCCTTTTAATGAGATAAATTCTTTTTATATGGATGGTGTAGCTTACTTAATAAAAGGTAGGGTCACAGATGAAATAGCAATTGAAGAAATGTTGCATCCTTTTATAGATGCAGTAAAGATGGAGAATGAAGAATTATTTAACTCACTTCTTGATGAAGCAGTAAATAATTTTCCAGAACTATCAGCAGAAATTGAAGATGCTTACAATAGTAGTACAAGAAATTTTACAGATACAGAAAGAGATCTTGAAATTGTAACACAAGCATTATCAAGACACTTCAAAAAAGAATATGAAACAACACCTACAAAAGGATTCCTAGCAAAAGTTAAAGAACTTCTTGAGTGGTTTAAAGGAGTAATTGAAAACCTTAATAAATATATTACTGGTAGAGAGTTACCTGTATCTGCTATTAAACCGGGTACAAGTCTAAGTGATATTGCTAAACTACTTAATACGGAAGGTATTCAGTTTAAACTAGAAAAAAGAGTTGACGGTAAATTAAGATATAGTTTATCACCATCTAAAGAAATACAAATCAAAGATGCACTAGAAAGAGCTAATGATACGCAGAAGCCTATTATAATGCAGCTATTTAATGTAGCACAGAGTGAAAACTCTGGTCTTGTTGATTCTCTGTCAGCGTCAGTAAAAGATGCAGCTGCTGGAGATTCAATTGTAACACTTAATAAAGAAGATCATACATATATAAATTCTAATGATTCTGATAAAGTATATACATCAGTAACCACAGCTATAAAAGGAAAACTTTCACCAGATAAACAAGTTGCTCATAAGATTAACTTGGATATTGGTAATGAGGTTGACACACTATTAGATGGTGTTATTGCTAATCTTTCTTTTGAAGATGCATATGCTGCACTAGAGACAAATAACATATCTAAAGATAAAGCTAAAGATACTTTTGATACTCTTGCTAGTATTATGGATAGTTTAAAAATGAAAGGTGCAATTGTGTTATCTCAAGTTGTTTTGTTTGATGAAGCTTCTAAGATGGCCGGTACTGCAGATGTATTTATTATAGATCAACATGGTAGAATTAACATCATGGATCTTAAGACTACAAAAAATGAGTTAAGTAAAGAGGTAGCTTTAAATGATAAAAAAGGAAAGCGTATAGGAAATCAATATAAAGAAAGATTTTACGCCTTAGAACAAGACTCAGTGTTATATCAACAAGGATTAGCAAAAGAATTATCAACAGAGCAACAGCATAACTTACAAGTTAATGTATATAGAAGAATGGCTGAAAATATGGGGTATGAAGTATCTTATGATGAATGGGCCACCTCTACAATACACTTTAAAGTTGGTATAGAAGGAACAGGATCTGATCAAGTGTTTGATGGATCAATTGAATTTGATAGATGGGTCCCTCATCCTGTAAGTCAAAATCTTAATTTAGTAGATGCTCTTGTACCAGAAGTAAGAAACTCCTATCAAAAAAGTAGATTAGAAAAAGATCAAGAAGGTTCATACAATAAAATATGGAATGGTAAAGACCAGAAAGAGGAAACAACTGAAGATGATAAAAAAGCAGCAGAAAACTATGATGAATATAATGCTGCAGCTGGTTTACTAGATACATATCAGAAAGCACTTATTGAGAAAAGGGATATGATTCCTTTGTTGAAGTCTAATATATATATGGAATCAACAAAAGAAAATGAAATTGATCAAATATCTAAAACAATAGCATATATAAACTTAGCTATGGCTGGTAGTGTTAAAGGCCAATCAAAAGCTTTGTCTGAAGTTTTGCTTGATGCTTTATCTCAAATAAAAGATTTTAGAGCTTATGTAGAAAATCCTAAGAATATAAATTCTCCTGAATATGTTTCTTATGTTTTAAACTTTGATAAGTATATGAAAACGTTTGAAGGGCTTTTTATACTTAAAGATTTAAAAGGTTTAAATAATACTCAAAAGAATTTAATTTTATCATTACAACAACAACTTAATTTACTTAGTGGTGCTGGCACTGACACAGGAGGAATAGTAGGTGAAGCACTAAAAGACTATGTTAAAGAAATGGTGAGGCTAAAATCAAATAGAGATTTTGGTGGTGAAAATAGTTTATATACTGAAAAAGACTTAGAGCTTTTGATGGAAAAAGCTGCAGATATCAGTGACACTGAATATCAAACTAAAGATATGGCAACATCTCCAGATGTACTATTGGCTACAATGGATAAAATAAGAAAAGCCCAAAATCAAAAGCTATTAGATCTTGTGGCTCAAAGAGAAAACCTTATAAGAACGGCTGGACAAAAGCTTGCAAAGTTATCACCTGAATTAAAACTTGACGAGTTATATAAATTCATGTTAGAGTATGATGCAGACGGTACTTTTAATGGTAGATATGTAACAAAAATAGGAGAACAATATTGGGCTATACAAAATGAACTCAGAAGTCAACTTTATGATAATGAAGGTACACCATATCAATACAGACCTGTTTATGATTTAGAAACAGCAAGTCAGGAAGATATAGAATACAATAAAGATCTAGCTGCTAAAAAGAAAGCATATGGAGATTTTTATATGGCTGAGCAAAAAAGAGATGATGGTACATTACGTCCTTCAGGTATGTATCACAAGTACACCCAAGAGTTTATTGATATCAGAAATAAATATGAAGTGTGGAGACCCGGTGCTGAAACTAATCAAAGAGGAAGTTGGGAAAAGAAAAAAAATATTTCAGATGCAGACTATGCAGCTTATGTTGCAAAATATTATCAGCCGGTTGAATATACCAGAGCTGTAAGAATAAAGGGAGAGGCAACAGGACAAATTATAGAAGACCGTCAAGATATGATGGTGCCTAAAGCAGAGTATAGACAAATACTAGAAACTACCCTTGATGGACGTAATATGAGAAACGCCAAGTATGATGCCATAATGAGCGGTACTGACGCAAAATCTGTAGCCCAAAGGGAGTTTTATCAATTATACATAGATATGTATGAGAATGACTTGCTTAAGAAAATACCTATTGGGCAAAGTGCACAAATGTTGGGTAGAGTTCCTTTAGTACAGAATAGATTGATGTCTGATGTAAAAGAGAAAGGAACTTTGTTTACCAAGCTATATGCTAGTATGACAGAGAGTAGGGCTTGGAATATGTTTCAACAAACCTCTACTCAAAAAAATGTTATACTAGATAATGAGGGTTATATTATTGATCAAATGCCTATCTACTATACCGGTAGACCTAAGCTTGATACTGATATGGCTGATTTACAAAAAGAAATTGATCTTCTTAAATCAAAGTATAAAAAGAATGAAATCCAAGATCAACAGTATAAAAAGCAAATAGCTGTATTAAATGGTAAAATGGTAAGGCTCAGAGCAACACCAAGTAGAGGACAGATTAGCACAGATATGGCATCTAGTTTACTTAAGTTTAGTGCAATGGCTCAAAACTATGAAACAATGGGCGCTGTAGATGATACCTTAAAAGCTTTTGTTAAGGTAATTGAAAACAGAACATATACTCCTGCTCCTGGATTGAGATTAAATCTAGTAGCAAAAGTAAAAGATAAAGTTGTAGATAATTTAGGTACTAAAGCTAATACAAGTACTCAAGAAAAAAATGTAGTACGTAGAGCAAAGAAGTTTATGTCTATGATTCATTATGAAAATGAAAACATTACTAAGGGTGCTGTAGATAAAATTGCAGATGGTCTTATTCAGTTGTCTTCTTTATCATATGTAGCGTTTAACCCATTTGGTAACTTTAATAACTACTTGATTGGTAGAATAAATAACAATATTGAATCTATTGGTGGTAGATTTTATAGTCAAAAGGCATTTAAAAGAGCAACCTGGGAATTTAATAAGAGAGCTATTCCAGGATTAGTCAATAGAACAGCACATGGTGGTGCAGAAGATTTACTTGACGTAGTAACATTAGGTGTTATACCAGGATTAGCTAAAGCTGACTATGATAAAAAATTACCTAATAGTAAGTATGAAGCTTTTGTTGATATGTTCAGAATGATGGATAGTATGTCTGATATACGTGAACAAAGTAGAGCTACTGAAGATGGTAAGAGTTGGTTTGATAGAGCAACTGAGTGGGGTTACGTGATGCAAGATGCTGCTGAATATAATTCACAGACCAAAGTGGGTATGGCTATACTTATGGACACTATGATTAGAAATAGTAAAACAGGAGAAGAGCTGTCATTTTATGATGCATTTGAATACGATACAAAAACACATAAGAATAAAATTAAAGATGGTTTTGATATAGTAATCAAAAGAAATGGACAAGAAGTAGCTTATAATGATGATATAAGATATGAAATTAGAAATGAGATTAGAGAAGTTAACAAACAAATTCATGGTAACTATGCCAAGGAAGATAGAATTGTTCTTCAGTCACATACACTTGGTGCATTAGCTATTCAATTTAAAAAGTGGTTGGCTCCAGCAATTAGAGCAAGGTATCAAAGAGAATACTTTGATGAAAATCTAGGATGGATGGAAGGTAGATATAGATCTGCTTTATCATTCTTAAATTTTGCAAGAAAAGAGTTGGCTCAAGGTAATATGAACTTTAGAACAATGGGTAAAGAATACCTAAACCAACAAGTCAGAGCATATACTAGTGAAAAGTTTGGAGAAGCAAGAGATTATGGTGGAGGGGGTAACATAGATCAAAGAGCTAAGAATAGACTATTTGGTTTCTATAGAAGTATGGGTGATTTAGGTATCATGTTTAGTGTTATGTTTATTTCTTTGCTATTTGATGATTTATTATCTGGTGATGATGATGATAGTGATACTGAAAAGAGATTTAAAAATTTAACAAGATATCAAGCAGATAGAGTATATAAGGAACTTGTTTTATTCATGCCTTCTTTTGCAGGGTTTGAACAGGTAGAGCAAATGTTTAACTCACCTATTGCTGCATCAAGATCAGTAAGTGAAATGTCTGAAGCTTTTGAAATGATTTTTGTTGGAGGTTTCAAATATACAATGGCTAAAGCAACCGGAAATGAAGAAGCATTTTATGCTAATTCTAATTATGTATATCAAAGAGGTAAAAGAAAAGGAGAATTAAAGGTATATAAAAACATTAAAGATGTATTCCCACTACTATATTCTATTCAGAAATGGGATTCATACCTTAAAAACTCTGATTTCTATATTAAGTAAGACAAATTAACAGGTTTAAATCTATCATATGACATATTATTTAGTTATATTATAGTATAAACCTGGATAGATAAAGTAAATGAGATTTATAAATGACAACTAAATTATTCATAGTGAGCATAACAGCATTTTGTACGTATTTATGTACGTACTTTTTTGATTTATCAATGGAAAACATGGAACAATACTTAGCTGTTTGTTCAGTATTATGGTTGGATGGCATTTTTGGAGTTTGGGCAGGCTGTAAAAGAGAAGGTTTTAAAACATATAAAGCATTAAGAATAACCAGAAACACGGCAGTATGGATAGCTATACTCACGGTTGTTCTTATGGTAGAAAGAGGCTTTGCAGGAACAGGTTGGCTATCAGAAGTAGTTGTAGTTCCTTTTATGATCTTACAACTTATAAGTGCTTTAAAGAATGCTTCAATGGCAGGTTTAATAAAAACAGAAGAACTCAATAAAATTCTAGATAGAATTGATAACCATAAAGGATTAAGAAAATAAACTTAACTCTTATCCTAGCACTGTTCTAATAAGATGAACTGTCCAAGCAATTAACCCGTTTATATTCAGAGCAACAAGATTCCATTGTTTACGTGATGATGTCTGTATAACTACACATATAAAACCTAGTATAAATAATCCCGGATGTAGTGTCCATTGACCTGCTATCAAAAAGCCTGCACCCATATAACCTATACGGGATGCAACCTTTTGATATGATGTAAGCTTATTTTTATAAGCTAGTAATTTGAGTATTCTTCTTTTAACCTTCACAACTTGAGCATTCTAAAATGTTACGTGCAAAATCCTGAGCTGAACTTTTGCTAAATTGATAGTATAAAGTTTTTACACCTTCTTCCCAAGCGTACATATATAGTTTGTTTATATCTTTAGCTGAGACAGATGGATCTATCATTAAGTTTAATGACTGTGATTGATCAATATACTTTTGTCTCTGTGCCGCCTGCAATACAATCTCTTTTGGAGATATCTCAACAAATGATTTAAATACTTCTTTGGTAGGAAAGTCTAAGTGTTGTACACTTCCATCTTTCTTTAGAATGGATTTCCAGGTTTTGTCTGTATTTAGACCATACTTCTCAAGTTCCTCTTCTAAGAATGGGTTCTTATAGATAGTCTTAGACTTAGCAAGATCCTTAATAAAGTAGTTAGACTTAATAGGCTCTATACCCATAGACACAGCACCGTGTATAAATGAGCTAGACTTAGTAGGAGCAATTGCCATAAGGGTTGTATTAGCATACCCTTCTCTAAGAGATGTGTATCCATAATCATTATGTAACTCTCTTGAAGCAATCTCACTTCTATCTTTAAGGGTTCTAAAAATCTCACTGTTTAATCCTTTAGCCTGCAGTGAGTCAAACTCAAGAAGCTTAGATTGAAACAAAGAATGATAACCTAATACACCAAGACCAATAGCTCTATGCTTTTCAGCAAAGTTAAATGCTCTCTTCATACCCGGCATAGTCTCAGACTTAATAATGAACTCATCCATTACTGCGTTTAAGAAATATACATATGTTTCAATTGCGTCAGTTTCTTTTATCTGATCCCAATGTAACAGGTTGATAGAACCAAGGCAACATACAAAAGAGTTATAACTATCTGTAGGAAGCTGGATTTCTGAGCACAAATTAGATGCTGTAATATCCATCCCAAGTTCTTTATACGGAGAATTGTTATTAGAATTATCTTTAAACATAACATAAGGAAATCCAAACTCACTTCTATTCTGAATGATCTTAGCCCATACTTTACGTTTGTCTTTATCTCCTTCTTTCATTTCAGTCATCCATTGATCAGTAACTGTAACACCATACTGCAAATTTTGTATGGGGTTACCCTCTGTACCAATATCTAAGAACTCTAAGATGTCAGCATGCTCAACCGGCAGGTATACTGCACAAGCACCACGTCTAGCTTCAGACTGCTTACATACATCTACTACAGTATCATATATCTTAGCGTAGTGCACTGGACCATCAGCAAAACCACCTGTAGATATTTCAGTTCCTCTTGCTCTAATGTTGCCAATAAAAGCACTTGTACCTCCGCCATATTTACTCATCATTCCAATCTCACGACCAGCATTTAAAATACTATCTAAGTTATCATCAACATTAGATCCATAGCAACTTATAGGTAAACCTTTTTGTTTACCAAAATTAATCCATACAGGAGTAGACAAAGAGTAAAATCCTCTTGCCATATAATCCTCAAACTTTTCTGCAAAGCCTTTTATATTCAAATACTTTTCTGCTTTAATAGCAATGTCTTTGATTCTTTGTTCAGGGCTTTCTGATATATACCCTCTTGATAAAAATGTGCGGCTGTCTTCATTCAGCCAGTAGTACTTATTATATTCCATTGGTTTTATTTTTAAAATAAATCATCTTCTGTGATGCTTTTGCTTTTCTTGTTATAGTCAACACTCTTTTTGTAAAAGAAGTCTCCTTCTTTAGTACCGGTGATCTCTATATCAAACCATTCTACTGCTTTTAATATTTCTTGATCTACCTCAAAGATTGGTTTCATGCCTATCTTTTCTAGAGAGTTATTGAATCTGTTTTTTATAAAATGTTGTATTGTATTTTGTGGTAAGAAGCTAAGCTCCCCTTTCTCAAATATCCAATCAAGTATTCCACACTCTGCTCTATATGCTTTTCTACATGCTGAGTCAATTAGGTCTTCAAACTCTTGGTCAAACCATTCAGGGTTTTCTTTTTTGATAATATTAATAATCTCAGCACCAAAGTTACCATGTATTTCTTCTTCTTTACTAGTAGCCTCAACAACATTAGATATACCCTTAAGTACATTTTTTTCTTTGTTAAAGCTCATCATAATCAAGAACTGACTAAATAGACTTACGTGCTCTATAAATAAAGAGAACAACAGCACAGACTTAGTATACATTTTATTGTCTCTAGAACGTGTACCATCCAAGTACTTCTTTAAGTACTTAAGTCTACCTTCTATTGCAGGTACCTCAACTACTGATTGAAATTCTTTTTCTAATCCTAGTATTCTAAGCAGCCTGGCATAAGCATCTTTGTGCCTTACTTCTGACTCAGCAAAAGTAAAGCCTACATCACCTACTTCTGTGATAGGCATGCGTTTATAAAGATCTCCCCAAAAAGTTTTTACATTTACTTCTATCTGAGCAATTGCAAGCATTGTCTTTTTTATGACATCTTTTTCTTCTTTTGATATAGTGACTTTAAAGTCTTGTATGTCTTCTGTAAAGTTGAATTCTGTATCTATCCAGTAGGAATGCCTAATTGCGTCTTTGTATGCTAATAGTTGTGGATACTCATAAGGCAGTATGTTTACTCTGGGTTTAAAGATGTCTTTGTTCATAAGGTTATTATTAAGGATTAAAAAGCCCCATGATCTACAAGAGAAAATGCGGCTACTAGATATATTTAATTTACTAAATGTATATGAGATATAAAAGAGAACTATTGCTTTTTATCTCATATTATATGTAATTTAACTTAGTTAAATTTTGTATATTGATATTAGTACACTAGACAAAGATAATATTTATATGTGTTAATCAGTTGTTTAAGTGAGACAAAATTTGTATATTATTCATATAGTACTTTTAAAAAACATATTATGTTTAAAAAAATTATAAATGTTATTTGGACTTATAGCTTACAAGATTATTGGAGAGCTATTTGGTCAAGAACAACAGTAGATGAAAAAGCACATGCTACCTTGTTAGAAATTGTAAAACGCTATAAGCTTACTGCACAAGAATTATCTGATGTAGGTAAAGCAATTAAAGAGGTTGGTAATCAATTGGCTCATGTACCTAAAGCTGCTGCTGGTAAAACTAGAAAAAGAAAATCTAGTAAAAAAGCATAGTAATGGCAAGAGTACAAGCAGCAGTATATGAAAAACCCTCAAAGTCAAAAAGACCTGGGGTTCATGCAAAAAGCAAAAGTTCTAGTTTAAAAACAAGTAAGAACTATAAAAAAAAATATAAAGGACAAGGAAGATGAGACAAATTTGTTTATTAATACAATGGGTTACAAAAGGTAAAGTTTGTTTAGGGCATTGCCGTCAAGGTCTTTGTAAAAAAACTAAAAGTAAAATATAATGGGTGATTGGCAATTAGAAATAGCATTTCATTGGCCGCACAATAGATTTGCATTGGGTTGGGAGTTTATACAACCAGATGCTGAGTTTAATTATGCTACAATGAAAGTATACCTGTTTTTTGTAACGTTTACATTAGACATATAAATTTAAATAAAATGGCTAAAAAAAGAGCTTGCTTACCAAAGCAAAAAATGACAAGACAGAAAAGTAAACTACTTATGAGAATAGGTGGTGAACTTGCTGAAGAAGATATCATGCTAGGTTCTGTAGTAGAAAAAATGAGAAAAGGTGGTAATGCAGAAAGAATTGTTCAAGATAGATCTGGTAAAGATAAAAAACAAAAATATAAAATGGGTGGTTGGACCTATGATGGCAAATAAAGTATGAATATTTTAACTGACATATTAAGTTTAATTAGACAAGGTAAGTTTTCAAAGCTTGCTGAAAAAGATGATGTTCTTGTTTTAGGAAAATGGAATGAACAGCCTGATATGACTGGTGTAGCTTCTCCAATTCCTTATAAAGCAGTTAAGCTTATTAAAGTAAAAGACTTTAAGGTTGAAGCTGCGTCATGTGAAATAAAAAATACACCAGAAAATACAAAATCTGGAGTAGGTGTATTTCAAAAAACAACAACTGACCCTGATACAGGGGAATGCATATCTTATTTACGCTCACTTAAAAGTTTATCATCTAACTTAAAACTGGCTTTATCATTAGATGATAACTATATAGAATTAACTACTGATGGAGAACCCAATACTGCAGAAAATATAGGACGTGGCTTTGGTTTATATAAAGATAAAGTTGGTGAATCACTGAGATTTAAATCTATAGTTGCAGGTTCTAATATAAATATAAGTGATGATGGTAGTTCACTGATCATTAATGCAACAGGTGGTGGTGATCAAACATCTGCAATTAATATAGGCGGAGGTCAAGAGGTTTTTGAAAGTGAAATAGGTGATCAATTAAGGTTTAGAACTTTAATTGGTGCTGGTGATATAGATGTTCAAACAAAAGGAGATACAATAAGTATTTCATACTTTTCACCAAAAGTATTTAGAGCATTGTTAAGTCAAGCTGGCGATAATGATCCGGTAATTACTGTATTAGAAAACACAACAGATTTTACATTAAGTGTAAGTAGAGATCAGCCAGGAACATATCAATTTGATTTTTCTCCAGCTGTAGCTGACGTAAATAAAATTGCAATTACAGTATCACAGACAGGAAAGTCAGGACCTCAGCTATTTAATATAAATAGTATAAGTGATGAAGACTTTTCTTTACAAACGTTTGCTGGTTCATCATTGTCAAATGTAGATGGTCAATTGCTTTATACACCTTTAGAAATATTAGTATACCCTTAAATTAAAAACATGAGTGATAAAAAACCTAAAAAGAAATTTAAAGATACTAAAGTAGGAAAGTTCCTATTAGGTAATGGTTCTGCTATTGTAGATACAGTAGGAGATTTATTACCAGACTCTGGTGTTCTTGGTATAGTAAAGAATCTTATAGATAAAGATCCTGTTATGCCACCGGAAGACAAAGAGAAAGCTTTGAAACTTTTAGAATTAGATCAGATAGAACTTCAAGAAGTTAGTAAAAGATGGGAGTCTGATATGAAATCTGATTCATGGCTTAGTAAAAATACAAGACCAATGACATTAATATATTTAACTGTCATCACATCTTTATATATTATTCTTGACTCTTTAAATATAGCATTTGATATAGATGAAAGTTGGGTTGATTTATTAAAGACTTTATTAGTTACAATTTATGTAGCTTATTTTGGGTCACGTGGATTTGAAAAATATACAACAATTAAAAAATAGAAATTATGCCAAATAATATGAAAAAAGCAGGAATGAGCTACACTTACGGTGGTGGATTTACAAAAGGTGCTGGAGATGGAGACATTACACCTTCTAAAGCAGGAATGGAATCAATGGCTAAAGGTGGTGGACTAAAAGGTTTTATGAATGGTGGTTCAGTATTAGACTATAAACAATACGGTGGCCCTAAAAAAGTAAAAAAATAGTCATGGGAAACAAGAAAGGTATTACAAACAAAATGAAAATAGATGCATACTCTAAAGGAGGTGGTCTAAAAGGTTATATGGCTGGTGGCGATGTAACTGATGTATATGATAGCTTACCAAATAAGTCTGATGCTCAACTTGTAAAAGAATTAGAGGCTAAAGAAAGCACTTTTTTTAGACCTAAGTTCAAAACAGAACAAGACAAAAAAAATATTGCTAGCATGAGAGCTTTACAATATGGTGGTAGCAACAAGAAATCTAAAAAGAAATAATCATGGCAAAGAAAATATCATTCCCTATGCAGGGTGAAAGCTATAAAAGAGAAACAACTAATGGGGTTTATAACCCTACGTCTATTCCACAAGCATTGCAAAATGCTAAGAATAAGAAAAAAGTTGAAGCAAGAATAAGATTAGCAAAAAAGACTAATTTAAATCCTCCACAAAAGTCAACTAGAGCAAAAGAACCTGTTCAGTCTGAAGCTTTTAAAAGAGGGTATTGTAAATAATAAAGCATGGCAACATTAACTGCACAAAGAATAACACAGCAGGGCTTAAAGCCTGCAACAGTAACACCAGCATTAGCAGGTGATAAATTAGCTAATACAGGAACACAGTTTTTTCATTTAGAAAATGATAGCAGTGTATCAGTAACTGCTACTGTAGTACCAGTGGTAACAACAGTAATAGACCCTTCATTAGGTAAATTAGTTAAAGAAAACGCTGTTATAACTTTAGCAGCTGGTGAAGAGGGTTTTTTAGGCCCTTTTGAAATTGATGCATTTAATGATGCTGACGGAAATATAACAATAACATGTACGGTACAGGCAGATATTAAACTGTCTGCTCTGTATCTATAAATAAAAAAAAAAATGAGCGTATTTATACAAGAGGTTTTAAACCTACTGCAAAGAAACAAAGACAAAAAAACTCTTAATCTAAAAACAGACTGGTTTGAATTTGGAAGAAAGCAAAACAGTACATTAAATACTGGGACATCTTACTCTCCAAAAATGGAGCCTTTTGTAATAAAAGGTCAAGATTTAGTATGTGAAATAACTAAGGGGTTAACTAGAACTGTAGATGGATCAGGAAATATAGGTTATGTGCCTGTTTATACTGAGACAGATGGAGTATGTAGTTTAAAAGCATTAAAGGATAGCATTATGACTCAAGATGCTGCTAATACAACAATTGCTGTTAGTGGTAATCTTCTTGTTAAAAAAGACTCAGAATTAGCAGGTAATGTTAGTTTAGGTTTTTCTGATCCATCAAATAAGATATGGTTAGCATCAAAAGTTTTAGACTTTAATCAATCAGAAGGAACACCTGGTCAAGTCCTTATTGCTCAACCAGATGGTACTGTAGTTTGGAAAGACAATGCAAGCGAATGTAAATGGATTGTAGGAGGAGAAGGTGGATTTACTGTTGGTTGTGACGCTAAGGTGTTCTTTGTTGGTGGTGATAAAATAACAACTATTGGTAATGGTACAGATACTGTAACATTTAATCATGATGAACAAGTAGTAGACTTTGTTAATGAAAATGTTGATCCAGATTTTGGAGACAGTTTTGATGCTGTTAGAGTTGTTAAAGTAGATAATTGGGGTCACGTAACACAAGTAATTACAAGTAAGGTTACCTTGCCCGCAGAAACCACTTATAGTCTAAAAGGAGAAGTATCAGGTACAACAAATTATGCTATAAGTTTATTAGATTCAAATAGTGCAATTGCAGGTAAAGTATTGCTAGAAGCAGGTACTGGAATTGATTTGATTGATGCTGGTAATGATACAGTTACAATAAAAGCATCTGCAACTAGTAGTCCAGTAATGACATCTACAATTACTGGAACAGGTAAATTGTGGAGTGATGTTATACAAGCACAACCAGCAGCTCTTGTATCAGATGTAGATCAAAGAACATACGGAATTCAATTTAATGATGCAAAACAACTTGTTGTTAATGTACCATGGGTTGAAGGATCAGGTTCTGTAGTAGTTGGTAACCCAGGCAATCCTACAGTAGATTTAACTTCTATAGAAATAGATGGTACTGTTTATGGTATTGCATCAGGTGGTGGAGGTACTGTAACCAGTGTTGGTTTAAGTACAGATATTGCAGCTTTCCAAGTTGGAAGCTCTCCAATCACATCAAACGGTACAATAGAATTAAATCTTTCGGGAGGAACTGCAGGTCAATTCTTAAGACAAGATGGTAATTGGGCAACAATCCCAGGAGGTAATGTAGGAACAGTAACTAGTATCTCAACTGAAGTAACTCCAGTTGTAGCAAATTCAATTGATTTTACTGTAACTGATCCGACAACAACGCCTAAATTAACTATAGACTTTAAAGGAGTAGCTGGACAGTATATAAATGGAGAAGGTGAATTAGAAACATTCCCTACTATCCCACCGGCATCAGAAGATGTTAAGTTTAAAATTGATGCAGCAGATACTGTAGCAGGATATTGGAGTGATAAAATAACAATAGGTTCAGGTTTATCAGGTTCAGTTAATACAGATCCAAGTGGTGAAAAAACACTAACAATAAGTGCAATATCAACTAATGTTGTAAATAGCATTAAAGTAGGTAATACCACTGAGTCTGGATTGTTTGAGTTTACAGGACCAGGTGTTACTATGGATAACAATGTTAGCCCTACTGTAATTAATTTTGCTCAATCAAGTTCAGGTATTGAGTCATTAAGTACATCATGGCCAAGCGGTGCAGGTGTAGCAATGACTTTAACAGAAGTTAACTTAAGTGGTCCAGATACACAACTTAATTGGAACGTTCAAGGTACTACATCACAATATATAGATGGTACTTTTAGACTGCAGACATTCCCAACAATACCTGCAGAGTACAATGGTTGGAAGCTTGGTGGTGATTTAGGAACTTCTGAGGATATTACAACAGGTAATACGGCAAAAATTGCCGGTGGTGTTGGTTTAACAACTACAGTATCTGCAACAGATACATTAACAGTTGACTTAGACAACACTGCTGTAACTGCAGGAAATTACACAAATGCTGATATTACAGTAAATGCCCAAGGTCAGATTACTGCAGCTAGCAATGGATCAGGCGGTGGCTCTTTACCTTATACAACATATGTTGCAACATGGACTCATCCAAAAGGTTCTCCTATAACAGTGACTGAGTTAGAAAATACAACAGGTTGTCAAGTTACTTGTACTCTACCAAAAACTGGTCAGTATAATTTTACTATTCATACACCAGGTGATCCTGCAACTGCTTGTGAAGCTACACGTACTAAAAAAGTATGGTGTTTAGTAGGCGGTAGATCCCCAATAACAGAAGGAGTTGATCCTGCAGAACTATATTTTAGACAAGCACCTGTTGCAATAGGACCACAGATAGTTGAGATTGATTTTCTAGAACAAGATAATAAAGCAAGTACAAAAGGTCTGCTTCAAGGTAATATTGAAATTAGATTCTATTCAAATGAAAAAGTATAATTAGTAATATTTTAGAATAAAGCCCGGTTAATTCCGGGCTTTTTTTATTCTCTAGTTTCTTCTAGTTCTTTTTGTAAACATGCAAGAGCACGCCAAGCAACCTTTGCGGTGTGCCTAATTCCATCATCATCAATTGTGCCTGCATCAATTAGATGTCTAGCTAATGCATCATAATCATCATTAGACTTATTACGATCCCAATGAAGAGGTTTATCAGGATGATGTTGTTTGTTTCCCTGTAAAGATACACGTGCTATTTCCATAATAGCATCCGGGAAATATTTTAATACGCCAGTGAATACTGGAGTTCCTTTTCTTTTTTCAGCTTTATCCATAAACATCCATTCTTTTTTAATCATTTCTTTTTCTTTTTTCTTCTTTCAGCCATTACATCTTCAATCTTTCTAACCTCATATGCACCACATGGTCCATTTGCAGCACCTGATGTTGCTTTTCTATTTGTTCTTTGCCAGCTATAAATCTGACTATCTTCACTACAAGGTATAAAGTTTACTCCGGCCTTGGCATATCTTTCTTTTTCTTTTCTTTCTTTATTTGTCATTTGTCTTTATTTTTACGATAGTCTATTATAAAACCAACAGCTACGAGTACGTTTAATCCTAGGCTAGCTATGATTTCATGCAAGTCTTTATATGTATTTACGCTTAAATGTACGTGTCCGATCACCCAGAATGGTATAGCCATCTGTTGACTGTACCATATCAAAGCAAATTCTAGAAATTTCTTCATGTGTTATTCTTTTGTAAAGGGAGTAAATAAGGAGCCAGAGCCCAAGAATGCAAAAACTCAGGCCCCGGTTGGTTATCTCCTATTTATTCATTTTGTTTTGACTACTAATGTATAAAAAGAGTATAGCTAATATGAGTGCAACAATTAGCTTCACTGATCTAGAAATACATTTTCAATTAGTTGTGTGTCAGTAACATCTTCATCAACTTCTACCACTTCTTCTACTGATTCTGACATTACAATAACTTTATCAGATAATAAAGCTTCTTTTTTTATGGTTGGCTTAGATGTATTTAAACATTCTGCAACAATAAAGTCATGAAAATTTTGACTGTCTTGCAGCCAGTAGCGTGGATGTGCTTTCTTTAATGCATGTGTAACATGATTATAAAAAGTCCAGCAGGATTCAGCATCAGTACCATAGTGAAATGATGGTTTAGCTAGCTCAGCCTTAATAATAGATGTTTGTTGAGAATCTATAAGTTCTTCCTGTACAAACATTCTACCTACTAATTCAGCTTGTTGTCTTTCAGTAAGAATAACATTCTTCATAGCGTCTCTATCTTTGATGATACGTTTATAATACTTCTCAGCATTTTTAACTTGATCAGCTATATTTATAGAGCAATCCAAATTTGCCGTCCCAGTATGTTTTCTTTTGAAATTCATCATATCTCCAGCAACCATACCGTTATAACAAACCTTAACATAGGCCCCAATAGCACATTGGAATCTAACAAGTTTATTATATGAATTAGTCCAGGCAAACATCATCCCTAATTCAGTTTCATTAATGATATCTTCATCAACGCTTCTACTAGGGTAAATATGATAAATACCTTGTGCAATTGTAGCATTAGTATTTGCTCTGTATATTTCCCTTTGAACTGTGAACCCACTCTTCTTGAGTAAAGTTAACGTATTGTCTATCACCTCTTTGTGTGTAACAACTGTGTATGTCTTACCATGATTGGGTAAGGGTGCATTCTCTAAATAAGACCTTGTGGTCTCTGTTGGTTTTTTATGTCCCATAATATTAAACTTTTAAAGTGTAAATATAATAAATTAATCTGACACAGCAAATTAAAATATATATCTTATTGTATTTAAAGGAAAATATTTACTGTATATCTCTTTAAACTCTCTTAATAACCGGCCTTTATGCATCAGAGGATATCTCATGACACCGCTTTGATTTTTTACTTCTGAACTATACTTCATCATGTCCTGGGCTTCTGGTGATGCCTTGGCCATTTGATTAGTATGATTAGTAAGTGCAATAACTTCACATTTATTTATGCCTGCCTGTTCTTTTACCTGTGCAAAAAGTTTATCATACTCTTCTTTCCAACCGGGATAAAAGACTAAAGGGCTATAATTAAGATGAACTTGCCAGCCTAAATCTTTTAGACGGTTAACATCAGCTATACGACTTTCTATCTTTTGCATCTTAGGTTCTAATATATTAGAATACTTCTGAGGCATAAGGCTTACACGTACTCTTGGAGGTTTGTTGAACTTTTTTACGTCAAGCTTCAACAACCCCGGATACTTAGTGGCCATAGTGCTATTAAGCTGAGGATGATCATCATAACGTTTAAGGTAATCAATTAAAGGTTCAGGCATATGTTTTTGCATTAGAACTAAATCTGAATTGCATGCTACATCTACCATAGTATATATAGGGTCTTGTTGATCAGGTTCTTTATAGTAAGATTTTTCCCAATTAACTACAGACTGGAAGATCTGGTCAACGTTTTTATTAACAAAGACTCTTTTGCCATTATACCTAGACATATAACAATAGGTATCTACACAGCCGCCAAAACACCCGTAGATAATATTGGGAGCTATGCAGTTAGCACTATTGTTATTTGGTTTAGTTACAAGGGTCTTAGTTCTTTGTACCTTAATCATTCTTTATGTAAGCTGACTCAGTACCAGATATAATATCTATATCTTTTACAAACTGACCGTTAACCATTTTACCGGTACGTTTAGAAATTACATTATAAGCTGACTTAAGACAATACTCTAAAGATACATTTTGCATCTTAGCCTGAATAATCAGGGTGACCATAATATCACCCATAGCATCAATGATCTCTTCACGGTCATCAGCATTGATAGCCGTGCAGAGCTCAGTTGTTTCTTCTAATGTCTTTAAAGCTTGGGCCATTGGCGTTGCTTTTTCTAAAATACCTTTTTCTTCTGCCCAGCTTTCAACTGCACATTCTAATTCAAAATAATCCATATGTTTAAAATAATTTTAATTGATTTGTTTTTACAGAGAGTATACTATTTATCTCAGATTCAATAGCTTGAAGATAATATAACTTATCTATATTATAATCAGACCATTTAGGTTTAACTTCCATCTTGTTAAAGACTGTTTGCAACCATCTACCTGATTCTAACTGTATCTCACGTCCATCATTCTTGTTGACTTTAATAATCTTTACACCTTCTTTAGATATAAAATACCTATTGATTTTCTGCAATGACTCTTCATTATAAGCACCGTTTAATATACTGCGGGCTACTTGTTGCCAATCACCTTTGGATTTACCTCCTATACAGTAGTCAAGAATATTTTTATTCTCTTCTAAGTAATCTTCTGGCAGCACATCATTAACAAAGTATTGATATATGGCCTTTGGGATCACTAGCTTAGACTTATTCTTATGCAACTGCAGGTTATGAAAGTCAAACCTACCTTTAAGCTTAACGGGCGCAAAGCTAAACTTGTCATTCTCAACCTTAAATAAGTAATGAGGCTGACTTTGTTTAACTTCTCTCCACTTAGTAATGTCAACGTTTACAAAGTTGTTTACACCAATGTAATTGTTTACATCAGATAAAACAAGCTTTTGATATTCATCATGTTCTAAGTTTAAACTTGTAGTATTTTCCCATTCTTCACATATTTGCATATATAAATCATAGTGCTCCCTAGGTATAATAGTTTCTACACCATCTGTGTTTTGTAATAAAGCAACAGCACCCGGTATACGCTCCATTATTTGTTCATACAACATCATCAACGTTAGTTGACCGTTAATTGTAATTCTCATACACAACTCAGGGTCATAAAAGAAGCTGTTTACATCATTACTAAGACCAAAAGTAGAATTAAGTATAATCTTGTATACATAATTCATTGGATTGCTCTTAGGTATCTTCTTACGCTCCTCAAAGAACCACTCATACTGATCACAAAACTGGTCAACTGGAAAATGCGCAGGAGACCACTTGTTTTTAATAGCTAGATTAGGATAAAAACTAGTTACATCCGAAGACATAATGATCATATCATCTGAGCTTTCATAAACTCCTTTAGCAGCAGCACCGTGTGCACCTCCTAAACCAAAGTGAGTCTTCACATCTTTGTAATTAATATGATATTTAAAACTACCTTTTAATCTTGTTGCATCTATCTCAAGAGATTTAAACCTATCATGTAATGTTTTAAACTCAGGAGATGTAAACGAGATGTATGGTAATATAATATCATCAACTTTAATTACAGTTCTATGAGTTCTCATTTGTTTTAGGTCCCTCTTTTGTATATTAAGTTTTTCTGATAAATAAAATCCAAAAAGTTCTTTACTGATACGGGGCTCAGAAGCACTAAACAGATTAATGTTATAAGTCTGGGTCAGTTCTTTTCTTAAACCAACCTGTGACTTAGATCTATTATAAATTTCTTTAGTAGATCTTACATCATTAATACAATATTCAAGTATAGTATCTATTTCTTCTTGTTTAGTTATCTCTGTCTCATGATGAATAGGCATGTCAAGGATGTTTTCCCAATCCATGCTATATTGAATCCATTTAAGACTTGAACGCTTGGCTGGATTATCCCAATGATGAAGTTTAAATATGTCTATTTGACCAATTATCATCTTCCATTGTGGATAATCACTGAATTCTTTATTGTTAGATTTCTGAATACAACGTTGGGCATATCTATAAATAATACTAGCAATCTCACAACCACTAAGATCTGACCAATCTATATGGTTATCTATTATATAGTGAGTGACTTGAGCATCAAAGGCCAATCCATTATAGGATATATGCCACTCTTTATTATTAAAGTTTTCTTCTAGGAAACTAATGAACTCATCTAAATCATTACGCAGGTCATGAATAACAAAGACTTTTGTTTCTGTAGTCTTATAATGTTCAAATACCCCGGTGAAACAATTAGATAAAGTCTCATAGTCCATTACCCAATGCTTCATTCTTTTCTATCTTTAAGTTTATCTTTAAATGCATGTAAAGTTCTATCACTAATACCTAAAGCTTTAGCTGCACTTTTTACAGTTTTATGTTTTTTGAGAGCTAATATCATCAGCCTTTCTCTCATTTGAATTAGTGTTTCCATCATTATAGTTTTTAAGTGCAACTTCTCTAGCTTCATAAATTAACTCCATAATACCATCATAAATACTTTCAATAGCTTCTGAAGAACCTTCACGTTCTAGTTGTTTATCAATTTCCCTTTCATACAATTTAACAGTTTTAATTACATGTTTAATTCTCTGTTTAACTTGTTGGGTATGTATATACTGTAGATTATGTGCTAGTTCTCCCATACACTTAGTCATAGCAAATAGGATGTTCACATCCATTATTTCTTGTTGTGTTAATTTAGCCATTTAAAATTTATTAGAGCCAAAAAAACCCCAATTCAATGAGGTTTTTCTGTACCGGATTATAGAGTTGGATAGTATGGGAATTCTATTGACCCGGAAGAATAATTTTAGATGGTTCTGTTTTTTGTAAATCAACAAAAAATTCTTCAATATTAAAATTATCTGCATTTACTGCAAACATATGAATAAATGTTTCTATATCAGATCTATCACTTAGATAAAACTCAGAAAATGTATCTACTAATCTTCTTTCTTCTTTTACAGTTTTTCCTGTCTGTTGATTAGGTGTTTTTAATCTTATTGGTTGACCGTTGTCATCCAATTTAGGTACCATGTGGTAAGATTGTTTCATCACTTTACTGATGACAGCTAAAATGCCTGACGTTGGGTCAAACATAGCTTCTACATATGGTGAGTCTTGACTCACTGGGATTAAAGTAAATGATTTAGCATTTCTAAAACTAGAATTTACTAACATCATATTTTGTCCTATTTGGTTTGCCATAATTATTTTATTTATTTGTCAAATATATGGAACTATTTTTTAATAATTGGTTAATAACATGATTATTATCAATTAAAGTTTCTTTTTCAAGATCAGGAGGTGTACATACTTCATATATATCTTCTATAGATTTAATATCTACACCAAGGCTTTCAGCATATTCATCATGCACACCTTCTGGTGTAAGAAAACCTTCAACATATGATCCAATTTTATCTTGTGTTCCAAAGAAATCAATTATACTGATTTTACTATCTAAACTATACTGTGAATATTTTCCTTTAAGGAATTTATTGTAGTCAGATTTAAATTTACTAAAATCAAAAATAAAGAGTTGGGTATTTTCATTTAATTCTATTACTTCTTCAAGTAGAGAATGATTTAATAAATGTGATTTAGCAAAACTATTAAACTTAGGTGTTTGTTTAGTTTTGTATTCACACAAAAACTTAAGATCATTAGTAGAATAGACATTATCCCATGCAACATACGTTTGTATTGGTACACGGGTAATGCCTTTCTTTATTTTTAGTAAAGGATAAAGAAATACTTTGCTTTTTTGAAAATATTCTAAATATACGCCCATACTATAATTTAACCTTTTTCACTAATAATTCATAAGGTAATGAATAGTTTCTCTCATTGTAGTGATATCCTGCAGTTTTTAATACACCGCCAAGACCTTGAGCCCAATTGCCCATAGATTCTTGAGATACATCAAAAACATATACTTGATTATACTTATCAATCACAATAAATTTAAATTCTATAGTGTAATCATCTCTATCATCTCCAAGAGAATCATAAACCATTTTAGAATAAATAGCAGCTTGCAACCAATAATTATAAAAGTCTACGCTTTCTGCAAATACATCAACAGTTTTACCGGATGTTTTAAGATCACATATTGTTACTGTCTTTGACTCAGAGTCAACAGTATAGTAATCCACATATCCATGTAATTTAAACGGATAGCCATCTAGATCAGAAACAAGATATTGTTCTGCATATGTAGTTATTGGGTCTAAATCAAAGTCAGTCTGTTCATTTTTAAATAAACTCATAACCTCTTCATTAGCTTTTATAACTTCAGCTTTAGCAGTACAATCTAATAGTGTCTCTTCATTAATAACATCTACATTAGTATTAGATAAGAATTCCCAATAAGGTTCAAACTCTTTTTTTATAATCTTTACAATACGTTGTTCATCTGTTTTAAGAGATTGATACAAATTCATTTCTTTGAGTGAATCCAATACTATTTCAGATGGAACATCAAATAACAATTTTGCATCAGTATATAAAGACATATTTTTTAGGACCTTTCTAACACTATCTGATGGTGCTTTACCGGGTACAATGTTAAACTTTTTGTTTAAGTTCTCAGGTTCAAACACTAAACAATGTACAAGTTTACCTTCTACTAAATGTTTATCTGTTTTAACCTCACGTTGTTTAAGAATATAGTCCTTGTAAAACAAGGATGGTGAAAATAAAAGTTTGTTAAGAGAAGAATAACTAAATGCAAAATCTTTATCTGCATAAAAGTCTTCTTCTCTTTCCATGTTTCTATTCATCTGAAATAATTTTATTAGTTAATTCTTCATTAATGTACAAAGAATCTAAGTCAACCTTAAATACATCTGCACTTGGTCCTACTAAACTAGCTAGAAATGTTGTATGAAGCTTTTCTCTTGTACTATCCACAGCAAATTTAGTTAATTTTCTGTCTTTAGCCAAAAGATTTAGATACTTATTAAAAGAGTAAATACCTTGAGTATTATGGTTTCCTTCATAAGCCTTCATTCTTTTTCTAAAAGCCTTAACGTTAACTGTATTCCAGTTTGTAGTAGCTTTAAGCCAATCATAGTGCCAGTAATAAATACCAGATACTACATCAAAAGATTTTTCAATATTGGAATTAGCCAACATCTCTAAAGCTAATGATCTATTATCTATATCACTACTGGTAACCATCTTCTCTACCTCATCAAATTTTTCACTTTCTAAAACAGCAAGGTCTTCATCTATTATTGCACATATACTTGTGTCTGCAATAATTTCAGTAGATGAGTTTGTTATTTTATCAAACAATTCATAGTTTTCTACAGGTAATATCCAATCATGACCGTGATCAGCAGATTTATTATTTTGTGATGCTAGCTGATCTATAACTTGTTTTACTTTATCAGTTTGAGCTGTCTGTGCTTCATTCCAGTTTGAACCATAGCTAAAACTAACTCTATAGTTTACATCTGTATTAGACATAAAGTCTCTTAAAACATCTAAAGCTGATGAAGAAAGCAAATCCATATTCTTTAATTCAGCTAAAATCTTATAGCACTCTACATATGTAATAGATGATTTCCATTCTCTAGAAACTAATTTATCAAAAAACTTCATAGATACTATACTTATATCAGCTTTAGAAGCATCTCTGATAACTTTGCAGTTAAACTTTTCTTTCAAAAGGTCAACTTTCTGTCTAGGTAAATCTAACTTAGGATACCTATAGATCTTTTTATCTTGTAAATCAACTGTTTTCTTTAAATTAGCAACACCTAGTTTAGTTAGATCTTCCATCCTAACTTCCCAGTTATTGCTGCTAAAGACATGCATACCATCAAGATGATTCCATTCAAAAGCATCTTTTGTTAATCTACCGCTATCATCAATTGCAGATGATTTTATATTAATGTTTAATCTTACTCTTTTTTTCATGTTTTAAATATTTTTGATATTCTTTTTTAACAGCTACTTTAAATGTATAAAGGTCTCTGTTATGAATGCTTATTTCTCTTCTTACTATAGGCTCAAGATATCTAAACGTTGTTGTATCAAGTTTCTCTTCTTGCTCCAACCATAGTATCATGTCTTGTGCACTTTTACGATGAAAATCATTAAACTTTGATGCTTCTAACCAATACTGCAAATCTTTATCTCTATTGTCTGCATATGTTATGCTACTACAGTCTTGTGCAAACTGCCACAATAAATGATAGTTTTTCTTATAGTCAATAGTAGGAACAATTTTAAGAGCTAAAGCTTTATCATCACCATATGAATTTAACTGAGTTTTAAGATCACTAAGAAGCTGTTCATCAAGAGTCATTTTAGTAGCAGACGCATGAAGCACTGTCTCAGGATCAATAACACTAACATCTGTAGTATCAATTATATGAGCCAAGTTTATAGCCATACCAGTTAACATCCAGACATCATACAAACTATCTTCTATATCTATATCATAGTATCTTACATTATCTGTGATCTTTGGTGTAATAATACATTCCAAACCTGAATCACCTATCTTTTTAATAATACCATGTCCATTCACATCTCCTTTTGTAGTCTCATAATTCCATATCTTATTCATCATTACTGTAGAAGGAATATTCTCAGCATTAGATAATTTATAAGTTGATATTTCATCATGACCTACAATTAGATCTGCTATTTCATAATCATTTGTTACAGTTATACCATGCTCTTTAAGAGCAGCTTTCAATCTATCCTGTGATACATTACATTTTGGTAGTATAAAAGCTTTCTTTTTGGTTCTAAAAGTTTGGTCATCCTCTGTAGGGACCGTTAGTATAGTGTTTATTTTTTCATATGTTGTTTGATCTTGTGAACATAATACTTCAACAATACTAGTACTAGAAACCAACCCATATACAGGGTCAGCTTCTAGTCCAAAGTATTTTAAAGCATCAGCATCAAACTTTTGATATACTGATTTATTTGCCATTTTACTTCATTGTCATTTGGATGATTTCAGGAACCATCATCAACTTGTTAAACTTCTTTTTATTACCGTTAAAAATTGTACGTACAATTAAATACTTAAGATCATTAGTAAAATAATCTTTAGTACATAAAGCTATCAGCCTGTCTGTTAACTTCTGTGTTATTGTATTATCTTTAGAATGAACAACTGAGAAGTTACCTAGCCTTGTAGCAAGAGTAGATGCAATATCTGCACGGTACGTGTCATCTTTACCAATACAACCTCTAAGCTCACCCAAGATATATGATTCGTTTTCATGAGTCAACAAATCTTTAGGTGTTACCAGCTTATCAAGCTTATTATTAATAAAGGTTGTAAACATAGAAGCAAAAGCATCACCAACACTACCTTCACCAATCATCTGAATCATACTAAGGTTATCCTCAAAAGAATCAAAGCTTGATATTGCATTAAAGAATGTAGTAATTGATCTTGCATTAGTCTCTTGTGTTACTAACTCTGGATGGAGCAATAGGAAGTTAATACAACGTGTATCAATACCTGCACCCTCAGCCCATTGTGCCCATACATTAACATCAAACTTAAGGTTAGCCGTTACATATCTAGTCTTTTGTGCACTATCTACACTGTTAACCATATAATCACCGTTATCCGGATTTGCTGTCAAAATTATGTGCCAGTCTTTTGGTAATGTCCATGAGATATAAGATTGTCTATCAATCAATTCCACTTTTGCATCTGCAATCCATTCAGGAGCACAATAAGACATTCTGTTCTTACCTGTCATTTTGTATCCATTCTTTAGATACTCTTGTACGGCAAGTTCATCAACCCACATACCAACTTTTTTAGTAGTAGTTTTAAGATTAGCTAAATCTGATGATGCTGCAGCTCTTTGTGCTGCTGTATAAGATATGTCATCAATCTTCTTTGCAGGTACTTGCTTCTCTTTATACATCTGAAATTGACGTACAGGGAAACCAACTAAGTCACCTAGTTCTTCTATCTGAGCTAAATTAAGCTTTACAAACTTTAGGTTATTATCTTGAGCAAGCTCTACTATAGTAGAAGTCTTACCAATACCTGATTCACCTACAACTTCTACGGATACAGAATTCTTACCTGCTTCTTGCAAATATCTGTTATTAGCAATTATGTGATTTACAAACCCCTTTAACTCTGTTACATTTAAATTTACTTGTGCCATTTTTCTATTAATTTAATTTAATTACTTGTCCTGGTAGTTCATCATTCATACTAGAAATACTGCTTAATACCCATAAGGTGTTATTTGGACAGTTTTCTGGAGAATAAGCCTCACCATCTGTTAAATATATTAGAGCTGTATACTGCCCTTTGTTTTCATTAAAATGATCTACTACTGGTTGGAAGCTTGTCCCACCACGACCATGTATTTCCCAATCTTTTTTTGGATTAAACTCTTTCACGCTATTCAAGCGGGTGTCACATTGTGCTACTGTAATTTTATGACCTGTCTTATGCATATGTGCAAGTTCACTAAAGAACTCTTTAAGCTCATCATTATTTACAGATCCACTTGTGTCAACACCAACAAGTATGTGATTCTTGAATTTAATC